CTATTGAAACAGGGAATACTGTTGCGGATAGGCTTGTTGGCAAGGAGTAGTCATGGCTGAAGCAATGAAACCACCTGCTGGAGCGATTGATCCTCGTTCTGCGTTGAGTAAGGTTTCAAAAGCCATGCGTGAGTCTCAAGCTGCTTATGATCGTTTGCCTGATGAGCTAAAAGAAGTAGCGAAACAGCAAGCGGAAGGGTCTTTGGTAGAGGATGAGTACCGGCCAAGCGCGATGTCATTGAAAGCGTTTGGTGAGCCTGGTGGTATGCCTGCCCCGGAAGCAAAGGAACAAGATCCTTACCAGCCAAAAAAAGACGCTACTGCTGAAGATGTTGGACTTGCTGCCGCAGAAGTCGCTTCATTTGCTGACCCAACCCCTGCGTCTGACCTTGTTGCTGCTAAAATGCATTGGGACATGGGGGATAAAGAGTCTGCTGGTGTTGCTGCCGTAGCGGCAGGGATTCCATTTGTTCCTGGCCCCGTCCTTAAAGGAATGAAGAAGGCTGTTGGCCCCGCGAAAAATGCTGCTGAGCAAGTGGCGGCAGAGGTTTCTGATATTGCCTCTGCTGGCATAAAGGCCGTCGAGGGGGCCGCTGAAAAAGCGAAGCAGCTTACTGATGCTGCGCGTGAGTGGGCAGAAAAGGGAACAAACTCTTCATTTTTTAAGCGTTGGTCTGAAGACCTTCCAGTTATTGACGACCCAAGCGAGCGCCTTCGTGCTGACCCAGACACCTTTCTTTTGCCTGAATGGGACACTAAAGACTGGTCAGACAAGTGGGACTTTGCTCGACCAGAAGAATCAGTAAAGAACGAAATGATGAAGGAGTTGGATAAGATTGCAACATCCCCAGCGGTTTACAAGCTGTACCATGGGACTCCTTCATTTAAAGGAGATTCAGTTGCTTCTAATCGAACCAAAGACCTTGGTTTTCACATGGGCACAGAAGACGCAGCACATGAAAGATTGAAAGAAAGTGGGGCGTATGCTCACGCTGCAATGTCTGATATTGATGACCCAGAAGCAATCCCGTTCTTTTTTAAAGCAAAAAGACTTGTTCCTCTTTCTGACCACGGGGTGCATTGGAATGGGTTTGAGGTTCTGACGGAAGCGCAGCAGCATTTGAGGAGAATTGGGGACACTAAAAGTGCAGAGTACTTAGAAGACGCAATGCTTGCGCCAACCATCAGCAAGCTGACGCCAAAAAAAGAACGAGAAGACGTTATCCAACTGCTAAAGAATGTGGGTTTTGACGGGGCTGTCTACGTCAATAGAATAGAAGACCGGGGAAGTCTTTCGTTTATTGCTTTCCCTGGCACCACAAACGTAAAGCTTGCAGACACCTCTAAAGATTTGGGCAAGGTGCGAGGAACGTTTGGAGTTGAAGACCCCAGATTGGCCCACGGTGTTGGTTTGCCTGCGGTTGTTGGAGCAAGAGAACTACAAAAAGATGAAGAAAAGTAGCCCTACTTCTTCTTAGCCTCTGCCTTTCCGGAGGCTTTTTTTGAAAGCCCCTTGGCAAGCTCTTTTGTCTGCGCCTTCATGTACGCTTTTTGCTCTTTCTCCGTTCTCCGGCGATTTGGCCTATTGTCACGGTGTTTTTCTTTTAATGCTTGATGGTCTTTCTCAGTCTGTTGCCTGACCCGTTTTTCTCCTTTTGTTTCTAGCTGCTCAACTGCGAGGGGTAATCTCATTTCTTTAGGCTTCACGCTGCTCATTGCTGCTCCTTCCGCGCCGATGCACCACCGTGCATAGACTTTTGTTTGTACGTGCTGGGCGGCTTCACAGGCTTCGGCCGGGCACCAGCGCCGATGAAGTCAGGAGGGGGCACAGGGCCTCCCTCCGCCTCTGGAGGCTTCTCTACGTCGAGAGCGCCCATAATCGACGCCACATAATCTCTCGTTTCTTTTGGAATCTCACGCTTGCCAGCCTGAGCCTTACGAACGTTACCCATGCCCAAGTTGTAACCAGCAAGCATTAGCTCACGGTCGCCCTTAAATACACGGTCAAGACGTGAAAGCTCCTGCGCGCTGGCAGCAATGTTCTGTTCAGGGTCAAATGGATCGCTAACTTTCCACTCCTCCCACGTCGGCTTCATCAACTGCATCAACCCGCGAGCACCGGCAGGGCTAACAGCACGCTCATCCCCGCCACTCTCCTTGGCCATCATCACGTAAAAAAGAGCAGGATCTACGTTGTATTTAGAAGCATACTTGTCGACTAGGTGCCCGTACTTCTTACGAAGCACAGGCACCAAGTCTCGAAGCTCTTTACTTTTTGGCGCAACTTCGTTGCGCGGTGTCCACGAAAGCCTGGGTCGTGCCTTTCCAGATAAACCCTGAGCAACAGCCTTTTGTTCAATAGACGCCATTAATTTCTGGGCTCCGTAGATTCATTTGCATTCTGACCAGCGGTGGCATTGATTGCGTCCATCTTTTTGTCTTTGAAGTTTGACCTGGCTTTGCTTCCCAAGCCAACGCCAACAGCAGATGTTGCCGCAATGCCTGCAAGAGCAACGGGCTGAAGGCCGGGAATAGCCATCGCTACAAAAGGAGCGGCAGCCAAAACTCCAAGCCCAACGTCTGCGAGTGTGCCAGATGCCTTCTGGCCTTTCGAGATTGGCTTAACCCTGGGGGCAGGAGTGCCTACCTCGGTCACCCTTCCTGCAAGTCCGCGCTCTATGCTTGCGTATGCCACGTTTTACCCGAAGATGTAGTCTACTCTACAGAAGGTGTACTTCATTCCACCACTCTCTACAGTTACAGGTTGTCCACCACGGATATTATATCCAAGTTGCTTCCATGTTCTGGTGTAGGTGGTGTCATCTTCAAAGAAAAGCTCGACTTGATTAGAGCCACACACAACTGTAATCTTCTTTTGCTTAACTTTTGGTGGGCGTCCTACTCGCTTAACGGGTGCTGAAATGGGTCCAGGTGTAGAGTCAGCAACCGGCGGAATGTCAGCAACAGCGTTAACTGCGGCCTTCTTAGTTGTGCGTGACCGGCTTTTAGTAGTGGTCTTTTTTGCTGTCGGCATGTGTTCCTCTCGGAGTGTTTGTTGACTAAAGATAAGCGAATACGTCTTCGTATCTCTGAACGTCAGTATAAGGCAATCCAGGGTGCAGCGGATGATGCAGGACTAAATGTACCTTCGTTTATTAGAAATGCCATTTCGATGGCTATACTGCGCGGAAGTGGTTCTGAGTATTCGGAAATAACGGTATCTCCAAAAAACAATTCTTCAATAGATAAGTGGTTTGAATGGTTGTGTTCTCGCCAACCTACCGTATCAGACTTCATTGCTTCGGGTGGAGAGTTGCAGCCAGAATTAAAACTCTCGTTATACAAAGCGCTGCCCAAAATACAAGCTAGACGTTTTGAGAAAACGCTTAAGGGGGTTCGTTTAGAAGTCATTGGACTTGAAGAGGGTTGCTCCCGGCAGGCAGTACATGCTTCTATAAAGAGAGCAATTAAACAACTCCGAACAAATAATGACTTTGCAAAAGCGCTTTGCGCTGCAATGCCCGATGCGGGTATTGAAGCAACAATGCTAATTGAGGCAACTAAAAATGAGCAAAAATAAACCAGACCCAAGGTTCTCTCTTCAAGACTACCAAGGAATCATTCATGTCTGTGAAGACGTTCTTGATAGTTACCGAAAAGGCCGAATGGAAAAGAAAGACGTGGACGCAATCATGTCCATCGTCACGGTTTCAAGACAAACACTTACAGATAAAAATAGGTACAACCAAAAGAAGAACCCTGCGGTAAAGAGTGACCAAGAGGTTTTGAGTGGAGTTACCAGTGGCGGGCCGTTCAACGTGTTCGCGGGTGGAGTTAAATGACTCTTCTGTCTCCACAAAGCCCGGACTTTTGGGATCCTCTGACATATTGTTCCTCGAATAAAATCCGGTCAAAAAGTGGGGCTCTTGTTCCTTTTGAACTCTGGGAACATCAGCGTATTTTGGCTGCGGCTGTACAGCGCTGCTACAGAGAAAATAAATGGCTTGTGCATGTAAAGCCACGTCAGGAAGGAAGCAGCACATTCTTTACGTGTGTTGCTACGCAACACGCAATGTTCAGAACAGGTTGTCGCGTTGGCCTGCTTGCTCATAAAAAAGAAACCGCAAAAGCCCTTTCAGAAATGGCTGTTCGTTTTCACCGCCACCTTCCAGCAGAAATAAAACCAAAGAAGTCTGTTGGACTAAAAAGAACTCTTGAGTTTCCTGTTCTTGATAGTCGAATGGTGATTGCTTCAGTAAAAGACGAAGAACCTTTGCGTGGTGAAACGGTTCAGGTATTGCTTGCTACTGAGATTTCTAAGTGGTCAGATACGGCAGGCCCAGATGCGTGGACTTCTGCTCTAAACGCTGTACCAAGTAACAGTGGCTTTGTTATTGCTGAGTCTACGCCAAGCTACCATGGTGACCAGCTTCATGAAATCTGCCTGGACGCAGAAAAGCCACACAGCAAGTGGTTGAAGGTTTTCATTCCCTGGACAATGGTAAATGAGTATTCGGTTCAGCCGCCCTCAAGCTGGCGACCAGATTCAGTGGTGCAAGAATACGCAGACAAACACCACCTCACTGCGGCACAAGCCTTCTGGATGCAAACTGAAGGGCTGCAAAAGTGTAGGAACAACCTTGAAAAGTTCCGTGCAGAGTATCCAGTAAATGAACTTGACTGCTGGGTTCTTGCTGGCGAATCTGTGTTTGATTCAAAGAACCTTATGTCAATGATGGAACGTATCGACAGAGGGACCGGCCTTAGCGTTGAAACGTCTGAGTACGTTGAGTTTGAAGAACCAAGAGAAGAAAACAAGTATTTGATTTTTTGCGACCCTGCTGGGTCTTGGTCCACCAGAGATATGTTTGGTGTTCAAGTTCTAAATGTAGACAACTGCACTCAGGCTGCTGAATACCTTGGGCATTCTGAAGCATTTAAAATGGCAAGAGAACTCGCAAAGCTTTCAAAGAAATACAATGATGCGCGAATCTATGTTGAAGCCAACGGTGTAGGTGAGGCTTTAATTTCTCACCTGCTTACAATGGGAGTGAAAAACCTCTACCATAGGAAGGCCAGCGCACATGGCCGCTCTGGCTACACCCGCATTCCCGGTTGGTATTCGACGGTAAAAACAAAAGCCCAAGCAATCAGTTTTCTTCAAGAGCTTATCTCTGATGAGTCTCTTACTATCAACTCTACTCGCTGTATTCGTCAGCTTTTGAATTATCGTGGTCAATGGGACAAGCTTTCTCGCGACTCGTCTGGTGGTCACTATGACCTTGCTGCATCTATGGCTGGCGCAGCTTGGGCGTGGAGGATTGAGGTTGGCGCTCGATGGGATAAGAGAAAGATGTCAGACCAACAAAGGTCACGCGATAATTGGAGGCGTCTGATGAACCGCATTGACCGTCAAGCAAATATGAATTCAAATAGTCCTTGGGGTCATCACAAATGAGCAACTACGTTTCTGATGCAGAGTTTGCCGGTTCTGCCGAGCAACAGTCAAAAGAGGCCAAGACCCTTCGGAAGATGGTCACCCTTATTACTCAGACTGAAGAGAACTTTAAGACATACCGTGCAGATGAGTTGATTAGAAACCTTTCGTACTATCGAGGGGAGTTTTGGGGTGGTGATGGGTACTCATCTCAAATTAATCCAACGTCTTCTAGGAATTATGCGGCGGTACAGAACGAAGTATTTCCAATCATTGATACCATTGCCTCATCGCTCGCAATGGATCTTCCCCAGGTTGAAGCTATTGACCAGCGGGCAATGTCTTACAAGGTTCCAGAGCGGCATCAAGATGCGACATTTGCGGGCAAGAGGGTTGCTGCGGCACTGAACTTCTTTGCAGAAGAAGACCAGCTTGATGACATCCTTCGTGAAATGATTCTTCATGCGCTTCTGTTTGATATGAGCGTATTGAAAGTGATGTGGTCATCAGACTTGGGCCGACCAATTTGGAGGACAAAGCTTCCATGGGAGGTTCACTTTGACCCCAATGCAAAGCGTGCCGCTGATTCGGCGTGGGCTTTTGAGCGGTTTGTTCTACACATTGATGACCTTCGCGATCGAATTGATTCAGGGGTCTACAACAAAGTAAAGAAGACAATCAAAGGTGACACGTACCCGCGCTCGCTTGTTCACTCTCACATGAAAGACGAAGCAGAGATTAAGCTTCGCGAGGCCGGGCTAAAAGAGTACGTGTCTCTTGTAGAGTATTGGGACTTTAAAAGAAACAAGCTGTACCATCTGCATCCAGACACAAATCAGCTTTTGATGGAGTCTGAAATTCCGTATGGGCGACCATACGAAGTCTTGGTGTTTCATCCTGGTATTGGCCGCATTCGCGGAATCCCCGACACAACGTTGGTTGCGCCGATTCAAAGAGACATCAATGAATTGGTTAGTGCGCGTCGAGAGATCGTTGCTCGACTACCGAGAAGAATGCTTGTGGATTCTAAGCTGTTTCGGTCTGAGGAAGAGTTTGAGCGGTGGAAGAATGCCCGGACATGGGAACCGACATTGATTCACGCCCCACCAGATGGAAACATTGATTCTAATATCTGGGTCAGCCCAGAAATGAAGACGACGTTTGATTTCAACAACCACCTGAGTCAGGCTATTGATTCAATTCGTTGGCTACCTGGCATGGCTGACTACCAGCAGGGCCAAGTAAAGAACATTCGGACGGCTGCTGAAGCAAACATGATCCGATCCGCAATTGAAGGCCGTTTGGCAATTCGTTCAAGAAAGGTTGTTCGGATTGTTACGTCCATGTTCAGGCGTGCTTTGGATGCGTTTAAATGGGCGCTGGTAAACAAAGAGTTTTCTGGCGTCAATGTAGATAGGCTGTCTCGTCTTCTTCAAGTTGATGTTGATGCAGCAACGTTTGAAAAAGAAATTGTTGAAGCGTCACCGGCTTTCCGGCTACTTCCGTTTAGTCCGCTAATGGAAGACAAGATTGTTCGTCGCGCTCATTTGATTGAGTTGATTTCTTACTTGTCTTCGGGCGGTCCTCTTAGCGAAGCAATCGACCAAAAGGAGCTTGCTCGCGAAGTTGTAGAGGCGTTTGGATTTAGGCCGTCTTTGGTAAAGACTGAATCAGTTGAAGATTTTGTTGCTATGCAAGAATCAGCTTCTCCAGAAGCACAAGCTTTAGAAGAAATGGCAGCTATGGGTGGGTCGCCTGAAATGCCCCCCATGGGAATGCCCCCCATCCCTCAAGGTTGACAATTGGCAGCCACAGGAGTTTTCAATGCATGATCTAAAAGCACTAGCAAAAAAAGCGAACAAGGGTGACAAGGAAGCGCTGACTATTCTTGTTCTTGAAATGCCTTCTGGAATCATGGGAGACATGAAGCCTGAAGATTTTTCTAAGAAGATGGAAGAAGATGATGCGTTTTCTGAGTATGTAAACAAGCAAGAGCGTCCAAATAAAGACGCATTCAATCCATACGAAGAAGACGATATGGATTCTGGTAGCGTAGAAAGCGACGTTGCCATGTTGCTTGAAAAATGGACTGAGCGTGACCCTGAAACCCCTGCTGGTTCGTATTATCAAGACCTTAAAGAGTTGTATGAAAAACACTTCTCGTAAGGATTAGCTGTGCCGATTCATGAATACAGATGCTTGTCTTGTAAGCTTGCTTACGAAGAATTGTTTCTTGGGTCAGACGTTATTCCTGAACATGATGATTGCCCATCGTGTGGGAAGCCATCAAAAAAGGTCAACGTAAACCACTTTCGCCACATTGGTCCCGTGTTTGAAGGTCTAGAGCACTACTCTCAAAACCTTCTTACGCGAAAACAGCGGGCGTCTGGACAAGAATTCAAGTCGTACAAAGACATCCAAAGGTTTGAACAGGAAAACAACCTTTGTCGTGTGACACCTGGCTCGTCTGTACACAGAGAACAGGTTGAATCTGCGTATGAAGAAGACTTTGAAAAGTCTAAGCGGCTTAAGGAATCTGGCCTTGAAGGTGTAGCCGACTACATTTACCAAAAAGAAATGCAGGATGCTACGGGATGGTCAGACTCTAAATATACTCGTTGGAAAAACTTACATGATAAGGCGCAATCTGACGCCAAGTCTGGCAAGATTGATATATCACAAGCAGCAACAGCCAAACCACTGTCTGCGAATAGTTAGGAGTTACGATGGCCGCCCCGACACCAGAAGAAATCCAAAACATGCCGCTTGAGCAGCTTGAACAACTCATTATTCAAGAGGCCGGTCGTGTTCAGCAGCTTATGGGCGCTGAAGGTGGGGCCGGTGCCGAGATGCCGCCTGAGCCTGCGCCTCCTATGGATATGCCAGCGCCAGGAATGGAGGCTGTTGCTCCTTATATGGACACAGGCGTACCTCTTGATATGCTTTCTGCTGACATTATTCAGCAAGCAACAACCGCTTTGGTGGAAGGCGGCTATCTTGACCTAGCTTCAAGTGAAATGACACCAGAACTTATCCAAGTGCTTCAAGCAGTAGCAGAGCGTGTTGCACCTGGAATTTACGATATGTCTAACGATGCAGACCTAATGGAGTTTGTGAATGGAATCGCAAATGGAACAATCCCAGTCCCCAGCGCCCGAGAATCTGTCGCCGCAACCGCAACCGGAGCCGACCAGCCAGCCGAGCCTGCCGATGCCGGAAACCCCGGAGCAAGCCCAGAGCTTGGAGGCGGAGCCGGAATCTACTGAAGTCAAAGGAACAGATGATCTTCAGTCAGATGCGCCGAATCAAGAAACTGCGGAGGCAGTGTCAACTGAAACAAAAGATGAAGTTCCAGTTGTTGAGGCTGCACCTGAGCCTACGCAGGAAATTGCGAAGGAAGAACCGGTAAAAATTGAGTATTCATCTTTTGATGACGTAAAAATGGATGCGTTGTCAAACGATGTTCGTTCTCATGTTGAGCCGATCATGAAGCTGGTTGCTGCTGAACGGGCAACAATTGAAGTAGAAAAACAAAACTACGAACGCTCTCGGAAAGAGTTTGTTGACCTTATTGATGCAATGGAGTCGTCTGGGTACGACGTAAAGCCGTTGCAGACCAGGATTGATGAGCAAAACGAATTCATTTCTACAATGTCAAATGACATTATTGATACTGCTTGGCAGGCGTTCAGTACAACACATCCTGAGTTTTCTTCTCTTCCAGAGAATGCACGGGAACTGTTTGCAACAGAACTAGAATCTCTATTTGAACGGCATAGCGGGGCCACTGTTCTTGATCGTATGAACAATGCGTATGATTATGCGCTTTGGCGATCTGGGATTGACAAGAATACTATAGGTAAGGAAAAGGCAGTTCAGCCTGCTCCGACCAAATCAGTACAATCAAACCAAAATGCACGTAAACAAGCGGCCATTGCTGACGGCAAGATTGCCACCAGCGCACCGGTTCGTTCAGTTGACGAGCTTGATTGGGATGAAGTATTGAATAGACATGCCCACTTGTTGGACCGCTGATTCCTATTATTGGAGATAACTGATGCCTCTTCTTGAGTATGCAACCCTGACAGTCCCAGACGTCGTTAAGAAGTCTGTGGTTTCTTTTTACAACCGCGATCCTTTGCTGAAGGCCCTTCAAGGTCGGATGAAGGTCAAGCGTTCTGGTGGAACCCAGGTTCGTGTTGTTCGCGTGAAGTCTGGTCACTCGGATGTGACGGAGATTAATGCGACAAACCTTAGTGTTCCGCTTGCTAAGCGTGAAACGCTGAGTGCGATGACTGGTGACTGGGCCAAGTACATTAAGCCCATCATCCTTCCGCACATTGATCGTGACCGTATGTCTACGAAGGAAGAAGTGAAGCGCTTCGTTCAAGATGAGAGTCAAGCAGCAATGCAGTCTCTCAAGAACGATGTTGTTCGTCAGCTTTACATGGGTAACGTCAGCAACCTTTCTGGACTTGGTACGCTGAACGGTACGGTTTCTGGACTTACTTCGTCTGGTTTCCAGCGTGGTGCTCTGGTGTTCAATACCCCCGCTGCTCAGGCTGCCGCTAGCATCCAGTACCTAAACGAAACCCGCGTTAATGACGTGACGGATTTTGTGGATAACTGGCACAACCAGTTCCTTGATGGCGCTACTATTGGAACCGATTTCCTTCAGCGTGCTGAAGAGATCAAGATCACTGCGGATACGTTTGCAGAAGATGAAGAAGGGATTTCTCTTGGAATTCTTTCAATCTCTGATCACGTTCTGCTTGGTAACGAAGTTCGCACTTCCGGCACAACGACTGGTCCGCAACTTATGTACACTCCGGCTGACTTGTCTTCGGGCAAGGCTCACCCGACTGTTTACATGGTGAACGGTGTTCAATACCATGCCAATCGTTGGATGACTGATGCCGCAGTTGGCGCTACGGATCCGGTATACCTGCTGAACCCCAACACGATTGAGTATTGGGTCAACGCTAACAACGACTTCCGAGTCACCAAGTTTGCGGATCACCTTGAGACTGGAAACGTTGATGCGGATGTTGGATACATCATCCTTGAAGCTCAGTTTGCTATGACGAACCTCATGGCTAACGGCTGTACCGCTGAAGCCGCAGTCGCAATTACCTGATTCTAACTTTAAGGAGATTTACTCATGCCTTTCGATTCTAAAGTCTATCTTGACTTCCCAGACGAAGTTACGACTGAGCAGCCTGCCGCTGCCGGTGAAGTACGTGAATTCCTTCACGCTACTCACGGAAAGCAGTGGTACAAGCTTGTGAAGAACACCAGTGGTGGTGCGATTCTCAACACTCGTCTGTGTGCCTTTACCACTAGCAGCAACATTGAAGTTGCTTATGCTGGAGCAACCACGCTTAAGGCGCAGTTGGCTGGTATTGCTGTACTGGACATCCCAAACAACTCGTATGGTTGGGTGGTATGTCGTGGACAGTGTACGGTTGACTCTTCTGGTACAACTGTTCTTGGTGAGCAGTGCCGTCCTGCGGCAACCGGAACTGTTGAAAGCGACTCAACGCCCAGCAGTGACGTAGAAGCAGCCCAAATCTTCGGATACTGGGTTGAAGCCGGGTCTGGTGCTGCGCAACGAAGCGCAAACATTAGCGTTATGTAGTTAGCTGCTACCTGCTAAGAACCCCTAGGAGTGGTATACTCCTAGGGGTTTTTCTTTGGAGTGGATTGTGAACCTTCAGGACTTGCGCGCAGCAATCAGAGTTAAGACCGGGTATCCAGAGCGAGGCGATACCGGAACAAAGCGCCTGAACAATGTTCTAAATCAAGCACTTCGTAAGCTTTGGGGTGAGATACCAGAGGTTCTACTTCGTGAAGAGTATCGAATTATTTTAGAACCACAGATTAAGCTCACCAATGTAAACCTGATTCATACAAACTTTAGTCCATGGACTGTAAACGATAATCGTGTCTTTGCTATTTTAAGTAGTTCCTCGCCTATCGAATCTACAGATATGTCTGACAAGGTCTTGCGGGGCCGTTGGTTTGAGGTTTACGGAAGTGACAACCGGTGGCACCAGCGAAGAATTCAAGATGTGTACCAATATACTGACCAAAAAGAAGGTATTGAGTATGACTTGATTGTTGTAGATATGCCCTTTTCAAGTCAGTTTGCAAAAGCAAACATGGATGCACGAATCTATACGTATGAGTACCCATACGATGCGGCACTACAAAGCATTCGTCAGGTCATTAAGAATCCAGAAGAGTCTTCTGTAGAGCTTCCTGTTTCTCGTTTTGGCCCCGAGATGTCTAGGCATAGGCTTGCTGCTGGATGGCAAGACTCTGGTGAGCCTGACATATACCAGCGTGGGGACTTCTTTCAGTTGAAAGCACCAAGGTATACGCCTGGAGTTAAAAGAGCCGAAAGAACAAGCTTGTGGGGCTATGACGGGTCAACATTTAAACCTAGCTATGGTCCTGGTGGGACATTTTCATACAAGGTTTGTCATGTCTGGGGTCGCTGGCCAAAAGAACGAAGCCACTTGTGGCGGGTAAGAGAGCAGCAAGGGTTGCCTTTTTATATCTCTTCAGTGTCTCCTGCGTCTGCACAGGTGACGACAAAAACAGGCGATCCAGCCATTATAGTTACTACTCCAGACGTTGATTGGATGAATGGCTACAGTCAAGATGAGGCTCTTTCGCCGCACTCGTACCACCACCACGGTGTGGAAAAGTGGATCTTTAGGGCTCGCCATGAAAACCAGGCTCTAAATTCCTCAGTATTGCACAGCGATATTTCGGCAGATGGTCAGTATTATCTTTGGAAAATTGTCGAAGGGTATCAGACTTCAGTTACAGACAATGGAAGTCACGACCCTGTAGATGTAGATTTTCCATTGAAAGACTTTGTGGGTCATCAGCACATACGTTTCAATCGTCGTCCAACCAACAAAGACAATGTTCTACTGTCTTGCTTGCGTAGACCGGACACAATGAAGCACGATGCAGATGCTTGCCGCATACCACCTGAATGCTACAACGCCCTAATTGAGCTTTCTTGTTCATTTTTGTTGGGTGACCGTGACGGAAACCTTAAACGAAAAAGCATGTACTATGACGCATACCTTCTTGAACTTGAGAAGCTGAAACGAGACTACTCATTTTCAGGGCATGAGCGACCAGCGTTTGGTGATGGTCTTGGAACTACCCTTAGAGTTGGTGTTGGCTCATATCCAGTGAAGGAAGCGTGATATGGCTTGGGAAGAGTACCTAGGTAAAACAGTTGGTTTTGCTAAGGTTATGGGTAAAATGCCGTACTCTGACGGCAGCCTGGCTCTTGAAATTATGAACTTGACTTTGAATCCCGAAGGATTCCTTGAAAGTAAGTTCAGAATAATGCCGCTTATTCCTAATGAATGGAGCAATAGTTCTGCGTCTGCGTACTCGTCTGGACCTTTGTTTTCAGAACCCAATGGAACATTTGTAACTGAAAACCCTCAGAGTGGTTTGTCCGGTGTTCTTGCAATGAAGTGTTTCTTGTGGGATGGGGTTGCGCCGGAACTGATTTGGCTTTCTTCACAGGGCGTGTTTCGGTTTATTCCTGGTTCCCGTTACGGAGAGATGCCGGATACTTCTGGGTATGTGGCCGGGGGTCAAAAGGGTTTTCGTGAAATTAAATACTTCACAGATAAGAACGTTAAGCGTTCTGTTACTCCTACAGGAATAAGGCACTTTCCACCTCAAATAGAAGTTGTTGGGAATCGCGTTTATTTTACGTACTGTGATGGTGGCCAAGCGTATGTTTGGGACGGCGACCGTCTTCGAGACTATGGGTTTTATAGCTACCCCTCACCCCCACATGCGGTTGGTCCAGCGGCAGGCGAAGACTGGGTAAATGATGGTGGCTTTAGTGATGGTGGCCGAATTGGAACACTCAATCACAATCTTGTTGATGTTGGTAGCGACGGGGCGGCTATCACTACAGGTGGAATTGAGGCTGGTCTTTGGTACTATTCGGTAGTTTTTGAAAATGCTGATGGTTCTTATTCAGCCACCTCTGAGCCCGGTGGTCGTGTTGCAATCAATCATCATGTCGCCAAGGCTGATTCACCTTGGACAAAATATGGGATTGATTTTCTCTGTAGGCGTTTTTGGGTAAACAGTGTTCCTAAAGGTCCACCGGGAACGATTGCTCGTATTCTGCTGAGAACCATGAACCTAAGAGCCCTTCCAAGTAGTGATGATGGCTCCCCTCGGTTTCTTCATAGGATCGCCAACAATAGCGCTACTGACTATATGGATGACATTCCTGATGGTGAGCTTGGCCCGGTGTGGCAAGACCGAAGGACGACCCCAAGGGGCTTCTTTTTTATGAAGTCTTTTAGTGGCTCCATGTTTGTGATGAGAACAGAGATGCACTCTTCTCGGGTTTGGTGGAGTGAACAAGGAAACGTAAATGGGGCTACACCAGAAAGCTTTTTTGCTTCGCATTGGCGGGATGTGTTCCCAGAAACAGGCCCACTAACAGGCGCTCTACCGGCCATTCTTGGCGAAAGAAACCTAATGTTGTTGTTTAAAGATTCAGCAACACACTACGTTTCTGGAGATTATCCTGAGTGGAGTTTTGGTACTATCAGTAAGACTGCTGGTTGTGCTGGCCCTAATCTTTCCCAGGCGTCACCAGATGGTACAATTATCTGGTATGGAAACGGAACGTTTTGGCAGCTTGGGTCAGAGGGTGGAGTCATTGATATTGGTGCTGCTGTAAGACAAAAACTTAAGCATGTGAACAAAACAAGAGAGCGCTTCGGTGTTTCTTGGATTGACCCCGTTACCAAAGAAATGGTGTTTGTTCTTCCTTATAAGAACAGTGATGAACCCAACATGCAGTTTATCTGGGACTACCAAAACAACGGTTGGCGTCTTCGTAAAGACTTGAGTATTCGGGCGGCTGAGCGGGTAGGCGACTTGATTTGCACTGCTGGTAAGTGGAGTGGCCGAGTAAACAAAGAGGGAAAAGCAGTAGATAATATCTATGTTTATGGCCGTGGTTACCCAAACTTTCCTGCTGGTGGTTCGCTAAACAGCACTTACCAAACTGGTTGGTGTAGTTTTTCTGACTTTGGACCGAGCCTACACGACACTCATCGTGCGGCAGAAGCTATTTTTATGTTTGAAGAACGTAGCGGAAGTCACTCTACATTGAAGATGTTTGCCGATTGGGATTTGGATTCTCAAATTGGATCTGGAATTACAGTTTCTCTTTCTCATCCAGAAACGAACAGCATCCCCCTTTACGATGGGGACATTAATGGTGGCCCTGATGCTGTAGAAAGTGAAATGACTATGGATAATACTGCAATTCCAAAATTGCGTAGCAGCGAAGGAAGGCTGCCTTTTAGAACCAGGCGAGTATATACACACCGTGTCCCGATAGATATTCCTTCTTGCAATGTCTTTAGCCTTTCGATGACATCATCTGCGATTCATGAGCCATTTGCGCTAATTAGTCTTGATGTGTTTGGTCCCAAAACAAGCTTGCCTGGTAGTCGTTCTCCAGCGATCTATGAGGGTAATTAATGGCTTACTACGCACCATTTGGTAATTTTCAGAATGAAGTTGTAGACCCTGAAGAACTTCAGCGAGAGTGGCAAGAGGCAAAGCGTATTGCTGAGTCAATGACGCACTGGCAAATGTGTACTCAAAATACTGGAAATAGATTTGATTTTAGAGCTATTAAGAACTCGTCGTCTGTAATTGTTCTCCACAAAGGCAAGTCTGGATATGCAGGACATGGGTATCAAAGGTTTACAAAGGCCACGTCTAGTGGAAAAAAGTGGCAATGGCATTGTGATGCAGAGTTTTTAAAAGCAACAAACCACAAAAAGAGCAATGGTGCGTGGCTCGTTCCTTATATGAAAGGCATGCAAGAGGTCTTTGATGGTGACTGCGCCGTCACATGGAAGTCTGAGTATGCTGAACTTGTTTTGTTTAGCGTTAGTTGGAGGACGTACCGGCTTTCTTCAGAGCACTGGGTAAACAACCCAAGACCAGAAATGGATTATTTTCCTGATAAAATTCGGCCCAGAGTAAAGTTGGCCATTGAACTTGATGGTGAGCATTTGTCTGGAACTGGCCCAGGAATGAATGTTCCCGTTGATAGATATGATCTTCTCCGTGGACAAGGAACATTTAATAAAACAGAAAAGTCAACGAGCACTTTTGTCATGATGGTTCCGGCGGGAGAACATCGGGCATCGCCCATTGCTGGGCAACATTCTGCACAGTACCAAGACAGGGCCGATGTTCGCAAAATAAATGAAGTAGAATACTTTCCGGGTGGGGTTGACGTGAACTCACCAGAATATGGTGTGTCTATTCCAAACTGTAGGCTTACAGTTATTCGGTTTCCTCGGGGAACAATGCTTGGGGGTTAGTTGTGCCAGATGATTTTCAGTCCGGTAAGACTGTATCTACAGACAGCATTAATGAGCATCAAGCTGACCTAGCTAGTCACTTGAATGGTTCAGTAGTAGAATCTGACCTTTCTATGGCTGCTATTGGGTCTGACCAGCTTTACTCTGGCGCTTTGCGCTCGTCTGCCCAACAAGAAGTTCTTGATGGAACTGTTGTAACCAAACACATTGCGTACCCAGAAACGATTCATAGCCCAGACTGGAACGACCCTATTAATTTTCATTCTGATTCAACAGGAATAGTTGGGTCAGTTCTTGCAAAACAGGGTTTTGAGAACGCCTTTCACCGTCAAAGATGGCAAAATATTGAGCCATACAACTCGGCAGGAACAATCCCAACTGATGGTGCGCCGTACTTTCCTGCACACATTTATTCACCTAAAATGTATAGGTTGAATCCAGGGAAAGAAGGCTGTTCGGTTTTCTTTTATTTAAACGCAAGACTCTCTACAATGTACACGCGGCTAAATAAAAAGGCCCTAGTAGCTGGCGCAGCAAATGCTGGTAGTCGTGGGTGGGTTGCCCCTGTGTTTTTCTTTAAACAAAACAAAGATGCTCCGCTTCTTCGTTTTAGTCCGTCTACTGGTCTTGGTGGGTTTGCTTGTGAGTTTAATGGAACTGCAAAAGCAAACCGTAGATTTAATGATGTTGAGCACATCTACTCTGTAACAGAGACTATGTATATTTCTCGATGGAGCTTAGAAAACCTCGCGTTTTATTGTGGGTTCTCTAATCCTGATATGTCTGTTTTTAATATGGGCCCAGATGACCCGTTTGACCCATACTTTGCTTGGGCTTTAAAGGGTGGAAGAGACTCCTTTGACCACCGTTGGGCCGCAGGATCACCTATTGATATGGATTTGATGGCCCTTCCAGCCTCAGACAAAAATGATAACGGCCAGGCGTTCAAGGTTGGCAACGGAAATGTTGGATACATGGCCTTTGACTACATCCCAATGGATGGAAATAATCCTGACTACACAGAGCAGGCCGCGTGGATTTTTGAAGAATGGGGAACATAAATGGGGCTTTTTAATGATTCATATAGTCCTGTTGTTGGTCCTGATGGAGATGCACCCATCAATGCTAATGATATTTATGGCAAGCTTCTTTTCCATCCTCGCTCAGATATTGCCCCAGCCAACCAAACCTTTGAAGGTCTAAATGGTGGGATTGATTACCGGCATTTTTCACCGTTTGAAAAAATAACAAATGGTCTTGATGCTGGCTGTTTTCGTACTGGAACGTTTGCTCGCGGATACAACTATGGGTTTAACTTTCCAGATAGATACCATGCTTCAATGTACACGGCTTCGACAGCCCAACAGCTTGGTGGTGCTGCTTCTCAACGCTTGTACCATGTCCATCAATCATTTGCTGTTCGCTTTTTTTGCCCATGGAAAGCATCGTGTTTTATAACTTGGCAGGGATGGTTTAAAGCTGAGCTATCTAAGTTCAGTGGAAAACAGTTTGGTGAGCGTTGGGATTTAAAGCTTAGGATTAATGGTCATGTCCATGCAGGATCCTACGCAAAGGTTCCATCAATGAAGCACTCAACGTCCTCATCTTCTGGTAGCAAGACGACCAAGTCTTCTAAAGAAGATCGGTTTAGGTGGCTTCAACGGTCGCTTCAATTTGAAGCAAAGCGTGGGTTCAACACAATTGAAGTAATGAACTGGCCAAGCATTATTAAAGAATATGCTGATAACGATGACCGACAAACACCAAAAATGGTGACCATGTGTGGTGGGATTTCTGTGTTGGCTGTACGCCTCAACCATGAGGGTGAGGGTTACCAAGAAAACAACGAGACAGGTCACAAAACCCAGTTGCCGTATAATGGTGGAGAGGGGACCAATAGTCCATTTTCCGTTTCTGAAAACCACCCTGATTTTAATACTAAAGATGTGGAACAATTGCAGTCTATAAATGACATAGATTTTGACGATGATAGCTTTAATATTAATACCTTGACCGAAGACGGTCAGGACATTGTTAGCGGTCCTCGCATAAGAGAGCCACGCCTTGAATCAGGCGACCCCCCAACTTCTAATTAAGGATTTCCAATGGCTCTTGCATCTGACGAACTTGAAGAAAGAGTAGCGTTGCTTGAGGGCAAGGCGGAGTCTTCTGCCGCAGGCACAAAGGGGGCCTGGCTTGCTCCCACTGCCACCATTGGTGCCCAGTTGGCCCCGGCTGTTATCGCGGCATTTCCAACTAAGTATGAAAAACAACTTAGAAAGATTCATGCTGGTGATGCAAAGGCACTGAGGCGGGCAGGTAAGCTTACACCGCAACAGCGCGCTGAAGCTCGCTCAATTCAAGAGAGGTATGAGCAGCAGGCTAGGATGGTTGCGGGGCGTGGTTCTGCTGTTGGTGGCGCTTCAGGAATGGATAGGGAAGCTGCAAGAGATATTAGAAGGCAGGGCCGGGCAGCGTCATCTGAATATCTAAAGGGAGCCCGGCAAGAAAACATTGCTCGAATGCAGCAGCTTGCTCAACGAGTACGTGGAACACAGACTCAGCTTGGCAAGATGGCTGATGCCCGAAAGGCGCAAGTTACTGGCGCTGTTTCTAAAGCCGCAACAAGCGCTGCTACCTCTAAAGCAATGAAGCAGTGGGGAGATATTCGCCGCCAAAAGGCCGCCGACATGAGAGAGTCTGGGCTAGGCGCTGCTAAAAAGCTTTCTGCTAAAGCCAGAAGGGCGGGTTTAGAGGGCTATAGGCGCGGAAAGGAAGAAGTTGAATTGCAAGAAGGCTACACACCTGGTTTCGCATAGGAAGATAAAATGGCAGAACAACCTACGGGCGGTCTTGGGGAATACTTTGCTGGTCGGCACTATCCGACCGCTACTGCACTGGACCCCGAAGTTGAAGCCAATCTACGTGCTCGGTATTCAGAAGCTTTTTCTCTGCTAGCCAGAACAGAGAACCAATGGAAAACTGAAACCATTGAGAGCCATTCCAACATTCAAGTGGCTTTGATGAACTCATTTACCAAGTCGCTTCAGGCCGCTGCTTCATCGGCCATGGCTGGAGCCACAAGCCAACGCGCACAGGCTGACCTTCTTGGTTCATTGATGAAAACCTACAAGGGCTCCTTGGACATGCTTGGGACTGTTCCAGATAGTGTGCTGAAGGGCTTCATAGCCTCAGACCAAAGCATGCAAGCAAGTTTTGAAGCAAGAAATAGAGACTTGATGCAAGAGTTGCGAAACCTAACCCCGGAGCAAGCACGGGAAAAGATTAGTCTAGAATATGGCTCAGTAATCAGAAACACCTTTGGTAATGCAAACGGTGGGGCAATGGGCCTGCTGGTCCGTGATGGCAACCCTGTTGAAGTGTACAATGCCAGGATTGATGCCAACCGAAGAGTAGGTAGGCAAGCTGATGATGGATACACCAAACTTTTGGCAATGTTGTCTCAATCAAAAGAACCCGGCCATATTAGCTTGTTTAATGAGCTTGCTAATGAAAGAGCCAAAGGGGACCATGGCTCAATAATTAGCAACGCTATTACGCAGGGCTTGCAGCGATCTCTCTGGACCCCAACAACTGGTGGCGCGAACGCATCACAAATTGCAGCAGCCGAATCTAAAAAGCTTCTTCAAGAGCAGATTGAGTACGCCAAGAGTTTTGGTGCGGGCATTCCTCCCCAGATGCTTGGGGAAGTCATGAGTCTTTACGATGCCAGCAGTGAGCTAGCTCTGAAGGGTCCAGAGGGATATGCTGCTGGGTTGGCAAAGATGCAGTCTCCAGCAGAGTTTGACGAAGCGCGTTCCATTCTTAGGAAGGGACTGGAAACCCTGGCCCCAACGGATGCCCTTACGGCAAGTGTTCGCAATTGGTTTGCTATGCCTGGGTTTAGTCGTTGGGCAGCCATCAATGGGTTTACTGACCCCATGGCGGCTACTCGGTACGCATCTCGACACCCAGATGAGTTTGTTGCGTTTACTCGTTTGAACGAATCTGACCCTGATATTGACTTGGGTGAGTTGCAAGGACGGATGCAGCAGGAAGGTATCTACAGGACGAAGGGACCACTTAAAACAAAGTATCTTTCTAAGCCTATTGAGAGAGTCCTTGGCGTTGGGATTAAAGCCTCCACCGGTCGGGGTATCTTTCCTGGTGAAACCAGCATTGAAAAAGCCAAAGAAGGTATCGCTTATGCAACGGAAGAACTTGAAGCCCTCAAAAAGAAAGACCAGACGACACCGGCTCAAGGTCAACAAGGACTGCCTGACGATGATCTTGAAAGGCTTCCAGAAGCAGGGGAAGATCCGACCGAAGTTACGCAAAGACCTGATGACCCTGCCTTTGAAGACGATGAAGTAAGAGCTTCAGATAGGTTTTTGGCTTCCATCACGCCAAAAGCACGGGAGCGCCTTGAAGGTGAAGATGCGCTTACAGGAGCAGCCAGAAGGCGAGAATTGAAGCGCATCCTGCGTGCATCCAAGGGTGTAGTAAGGCGTCTTGAGGGCCAAGAAGCAGACACGGTGTACTTTAAACCCGACGATATGAAGCCTTTGCCCGAGCCTACTCCTCAACCAGAGCCAGCGACAGAGCCAGAGCCGCGAAAGCGGATAGCATGGGGCTCATGGGCTACATCTTGGAGCAATCAAAACCCCGAAAAAGCTGAAGCTGCTTCTAATGCTGTAGAGAAATTGGTGTTTGGAGATAGTCTTAATAATGCAGAACTTGCTGTTATTAATAGCATTCCGCCCAACGCCATTCGCCTAACCGCAGCAGGAAAGATGAGGCTTAGCAAGCTGCTACAGGACCAAAAAGTACAAGAAGAAATAAGTAAGGCGATTAATACGTTCATGACTGAACAGGGTGGTAGAGATCCTGTGATCCTACCGACTGAGCCACGCGAGGAACCTGAGCCACTACCGGCGGGATTCCCAACAGGGTCAGTTGATCCCCAGGTTATTAAAGAAATTGAGAGTAGATCAGACGTCCCGCCAACTGAAGGGACGATTGCTAATGGTTTAGCAAAGAAGGCAAAGAAGGAAAAGAAGGTTGAGCCACCAGCACTTGGCACCAACACTATGGGCGGACCCTAATGATCAATGAAGACCCCCCTGAGACTGCTACAGAAGGCACTTCACCTACTCCTGTTGGGGGCATGGCCCTTTCAACGGAGACTGGTGTTGCTACTGAGCAGTATGCTCAAAGGGATCTTGTTGAGGGCATTCCAGAACCAGTAGAAACAGACGACGCTATTGCTGATGCTGGCCCTATTGATACTGACTTGCGTGACCAAATTATTCGTGAAGCAGAGGCTTCACCTTATGAGCGCCTACCTGAGCCAGAAGAGGGCCCGGCTGCTCCTATTTCTGTGTGGGATCTTGACCATGATGCTGGTCGTATCTGGAGAAATGCAGATAAATCCCTGAACCCAACAGAAACTAAGTATGAAATTGCCCGTGGGTGGAGCCAGAGAAGCGACCTTGACCCCTCAGTTGTTGAAGAAGAACAAGAGCCTGGGATGTTTGATAGCATCTTTGGAATTCTTGAACCGGTTGATATACCAAGGCGGTCATCTTGGCAGGGTGGATACCGAATTGGAAGCATTCTGCCAGAGACTACTGAGCAAACTGGAGAAAAAACCATCTCCAGTACATTTGGGGATCTTGCTTCGTATGGTCTTGAAAAGTTCATGGTGTCTGCGCTTGGGCCAAGCGAGCACCCCACAATAGGTTCAAGTTCAGACTACGAAAGCAACATAGAACAGATAGGCACAAACCTATATAAAGCCATTTCTGAGGGCACCCCCTGGAAGCCTGGAGGGTTGCATAGAAAGGGTGTAGAAGAAGGCCCGCTGTTTTTGGATAGAGATTCCTTTTGGTATCAGTCCAACCCAACAGGGATGCATCTTCTTGATGCAACTGTTCCAAAGGAGTTGGCAGCAAAACTGTATGATTCAAGCGGCGCTTCTTTGATGACGCCGTATTGGTACACGTTGACCACCGATGCTGGCCGTCTTGCCCATGGTCTTGCTCTTGAGGTAGCCCTTGACCCTATGTGGTTTTTAGGTCCAGCAAAGGCAGCAGAGATTGTTTCTGTTGCTGGCAAAGCCATGCGAGCAAACTCCGTTGTTGTAGAGGCTGCTGGAGCGGCATCGCGAGCAGCTAAAGAACTCAACACTAAAAGACAGTGGCTACACGACGCAGTTCGATTTGTAACTGAAACCGGTGATTCTATTAAAGACATAAAGTCAGCGTTTCGTGTTGCTGGGGATCATGCAGCAAATAATGCGGACGTTGCTCGTCAAAAAGCTGCCGAACTAGTGGGCTTGTCAATCAAAGCAGACAGTCAAGACACCCTTGATGATGCTGTTGGTGGCCTTCAAAGGGTACTTACGGAAGAAAAGACACTACTGGAAGCCAGAGCAGCAGACTTTGGCACATCTAAAGTCGCACAAAGACAAGTCAAAGCACATCAAAAGAAGATTGATGAAATACAGGCAGACCTTGACCTGCTTACTGCAAGCCCAAAAGCATCCAAAGTAAAGGCAACTCTTCTTAAGATGGCGAAGAGGCGCACCCTTAGCGCTAATGCTTGGGCGTCAGATGCAGAAGCAATCAGGCGGTTTTCTCGTATCGCAGATGCCGCTGAGTCATCCAAAGATGTTGGTAAGCTTGTTCATGAGAAGTCTGCAATCCCTATGTTTGGAACGTTTCATGTTCCGGGTTCCACCAAAACGGTAGATGTTCTCAGTAAGAGCCAGATTAAATCTGTTTCTAATCTTGTAAGCAAGGCAATGCCTGATGATGGTGTTCTTGTTGCTGCTATAGACAAGGCCAAAGCCTGGAAGAAGCCGCTTACAATCTCAGAAGTCCGCACAAAAGAAGCTAAAGCTATTGAGCAAGGTTTGTCTCCGTCAGCCCTGCTGAGTCCCGGTCAAAAGCTTTTGTTGGTTGCAGATGATGTTGGAATAAAGCCAGTCAAGCTGTACTCAAAGAAGACATGGGACTTTGTTGCGCAGACATTTGGCACTCGGCATATCCAGCCATTGGTTGCTTCTGTGTCTGCTGGTATGGAGATGGCTCACTACGGTGCCCGTGGCTCGTTTATGATGCAGCTTCCGTGGTCAAACAAGTTCTACATGGAACTAAAGCGTGTAGAGCCTCAGACGTGGGCTAACTACCAAGAAGCAGTCACTAAGTACATGAACTCGCTTACTGCTGGTGAAGCGAATGTGATGTCTGAAACACAATCACTGCTTCTTCGGGCGGTAAAGCTGCTCCCCAATCACAAACGTTGGGCAAAGGACCGAGAAGCAACGGTTTCCGCTGAAATCACCAGCATTAGTGGTCGCATTGCTGACCAGATGGCTGACGTTGAGCGCAGGGAGCTACACCAGCGCCTACTTAAGTTGGAGTTTGAAAAGCGAGAATTGGTTCGCATTCAGTCTAAAGACTATGGGCCAAACAATTTTTTGGATGATGCTGCTGACTACCATGAGCGTGGGGCGCGGGTTTTAGAACAAAACCCTTGGCTTTTGGGTATGTCGGAACGGGTTGGTGACTTGGTATCCAAGTATGCAGCAGAGGTTGGTGCAACAGAGTACGAGGTTGCTACTGCTCTTGTTGCCATTGCGCGCTTTGCAAAGGGTGACAAGCTGCGTGCAGAAGAGTTGGTGAACCAACTGCATAGAGCGCATGAATTTGTTCAGGATGCGCCGCACCAGCCGTTGGCTGAAGTGACAATGACAACCATCATTGAGGCCGCAACCAGCCAGGACTTAAACAAACTAAAGCTTTTTTCTCGAATAGGTTCAGAGAATGTTGCTGAAGTTGTTTACAGAATGCACGCTAACATTCTTGATGGCAGGCCGTTTAATGATGAAACGGCTCAAGTCATTAGAAACATGCTTTCCGATGTTCTTGGCCAAGACCAGCGCCTTGTTGATGAGATACTGACCTATGCTGGCGGTGCGTTTGCACATGGGAATCCAGAAAAGGCCCTTTCTCTTCTTGCTATGGACATAACGGGTGACCTAAGCAAGCTTGCTGATGGCTTGTCAAAGGGAATGCTTCAGCCAAACGCAATCCCAACAGAGTTGTTTACTAAACGGGGAACTCATTTTCACGACGTAGACACGCCAGAAGTTGTTGGGCCTTTGCGGCGTGGTCAAACAATGGAAGAGGCGATGTACGCCATTAAGGACATGCCTGTTGAGTACGGCGTGTTCTATGAAAATGGAATGCAGATTGCTAGAGTAAAAGGAAAGCAGACTTCTATTGAAATGCCTGTTTCAAGGGACATTTCTGAAGCACATGAAGCTGGAAATATATGGTTTATCCACAACCACCCATTTATTTTAAAAGACTTTATTTGGTCTTTTGATAAACCCACACGTAAGTTTATTAAAAAGCACGGTATTGAGTTTGATGACCTGCTTCCCCCGCTTCACCCGAGTCCGTCTGACTTTGCGGCTGCTTGCGCCAGGAACCAAAGCCACTACATTGCTGTTGGTCAGGACGGAACCTATTGGCTAATGAAGCGGCCTGATGATGGCTGGCCAATTAAACCCCCTGAAGGGGCGTCTGACATTGACAAGGCTCGTTGGGCAAATGAACAAACCAAAGCAATACGCACACTTGTCGATGCTCAAGTAAAAACCTGGTCGAAAGAGTTTTCCGCTAAGCTTCTTCCTTCAATATCCGCAGAATTAAAAGGTATTGACGACCTGTTGTCCGCAAAGAAGCTGACACATAGTCAGTACAAAACTTTAAAGATTCAAATAATCAAACGGTGGGGTGAACATGCCGCAAAACAACTCTATGACGAATTCAACACCGCAATCCCAACAGCAATCAGCGCCCACATCGCCACAAAAAACCCCCAAGCAGGACGGTTTGTCTCTACAAGACATGCCATTGGCGGACGCCACCTTCGTACAGGATTTGTTGACATCGACACTGCAAGAGGTGTTTACAGCGTTGAACGCGGCCTCACAAGAAAGCGAATCCTAAAAGCCGTTGAAGATAAAATAACGGAAACAAAGAGAAGAGTTCACAACCTGAAAGAGTTGGCGGAAACAACTGAGTTTGTCAGTCCATCCAAGGCCATAGAGGGCATTTCATCTGTCCTTTCAACAAAAATAAAGGTTCGTGCAGACGACTTTGTTAGCACTGTTAGTGATGCTTTTCGTTCGGCAGGGGCGGTAGGAGAAGATGCCGACAAAGTTTTCTTTCAATTCATGGATATGTTCAACTCATGGGTACGCTCTAGTTACCCGAATGGAAAGCCCCTTCTTGATTCAAAGGGGAACAAGATTGCAATTAGTGCAAAGGATTGGTTGAACAATGCTCGAAAAGAACTGGCGCTTCCAGATGGGATTTCTGCAAATCAAGTAGAGGGCTGGCGACGTAAGTTTATCAACTTCACCAGTGCAGAGTCCCAAATGAGAGACTTTGCAGTTAATCTTGTTGCCGCTTTGGATAGGGCAAAAAAGGGTAAGGGCCAAAAGGCAGGGCTTTTTACGAGAAAAGAGACTCGCCACCAAGCCAGGGTTCTTCGTGAAGACAGGGTCGCTCGCGCACTTGACCCGATTATTAACAGTGCCACTGATGAAGCTGATGCAATTCAAAAACTAAAGAAGATTTTTGATAACGTTCTTGATGTTGGACAAGACCCTATAAGAAACCGTCTTAGTACGAGCATGTCAGAGCAAGTTGCTAAGACAATGATGAGTGGCGGTGATGTTGAGCGCGCTCTTTCTAAAGCAAGGGATAAAGGCAAAAGCCTTGTTGAATCTGAAATAAGCAAAATTCAAGAAGAGATTAGGTCGGTAACTCCACGTCTTGAAATCCCCAAAAAGAAGAAAGGAGAGACAGACATTGTTGCTTTGAAGGATTGGGAAAACTCTTTGTGGTCTGACTTCAAAGAAATGACCAAGGAAATGACTGAGGAACAAACCCTCATGGCTGCCTTCACAGCCCTTCGTGACGCACCGCGTGTAGCCACAGATAAAACGGTAGGGAAAGAGCTTCTAAGCCACCTTAATGGCCGATATAAGCAAGTGTTTGGAAGCAGGTTCGATGAAGTTCCACCAGAAATAAAGCCCCTTGTTGAGATGTTTGGTGACTTCATTAAAAAGTATGAGGATCTTTACGCTGAACATGGAATGGCCTTTGTTAAAGATCCTGAAGCCATGATGCGGTTTTGGGGCGTGATGGACTATGCGCCACACATGGCGGTTTCAAATGAAATCATTGCCAAGGGCGGGTATGCTGGAGCAGTTACAAACCGTCAGTCAGTAATTAATATTGGTTCAAGATTGGAAGACAGATTGTCTACAAGCCTTGACCAGAAAAAGATGCGGTCAATTGCTGGCACCATCAAAGAAGTAAACCATGCTGTAAATTCGCCAGGAGTGACGTTTACGATTGACCCTGTTGGGTTGCTTGCTCGATATGTAAAAGCAAACCAGGCAATGAGCGCGCAAGAGTTTATGTTTGCTCTACTGCAAGGAAAGGTTCTTCGTCCATTTCGTTCTCGGTCAGTTTTTGACCATGAGCTTGACCTGCTTGCAGCAAGATACCGTATTGCTCCAGAAGTAGACGACATAGAGGCGGCTGTTCGTCAGCGTGCCGGTGAGTTTGAATTGGCCAGACTGGATGAACTAAAACAAAGTCCAGACATGGTATCTATGAGTCAAGTTGCTAGGGATCTTGGGTTTGTTCCACTGTTTGAAAGAGCAGTTAAATCCTTAAATATGGACCTTCTTGTTCAAGAGGGTGCAGATGCCTGGCGCGCAGCAGGTATTGATGTTGATGACGTAATTAAAGCTGTTCGTCAAAACAAAGACGAGTTTAGTCCCTTTGCCAAGTGGATTCATGAAGTCCCCGAGTATCAGCAAGGCGACAATATTTTAAGAATGATGTTGGCAATCAAGGCCGATGACTTTGCAAACGGTAGGGCTTTGTTTGACCCTGTTGCAATGCAAAAAAGCTTTAAGTCTGACCGGCTAGTGCGGCAGGCTTCGGTCATGAAGAAGCGCGGAAAAACAGATGAAGAAATCTACAACTCACTCATCAAGCATTTCTCTAAAACAGAGCTTGAAGCGTGGGATGATGTAGCTGAACAAATAAACAAACGTTCTGCTGAACTGCAAGTTGGCGTCAAAGTAAATAATGGCGCATCGCTTCAAACGTTCTTTGACCAGGGACATGAGATGTGGAGGCTGTATGTCCCACACGGTGTCGCCAGGTCCATGGATGATCTCTTTACTTTTTCTGAAAGAGCAACACAGGGTGCCGTTGGTACGGCTGTAAAGATTGGGCAGAAGCTAAACACTTGGTGGAAGCTTCGCGTAACCGTCATTGCCGCTGCGTTCTCTGCTCGAAACCATTTGTCTAATAAGTTCAGTCAGATTTTAGACACAGACTTTGATGTTCTAATGAACCCAAAGTTGGCGTTGGACGTATCAAATCTGAACGTCCTTATTGGAATGAATGAGAAATACGGCAGCGTTAAGAATGCCGTTAAGTATCTATCTGCACCAAAAAGTCAGTACGAAACAAAGCTACAGTACGCCAAGCGTCAAGCTGAAGCAGAGTATTTGGAGGTGCTGCGCATTTGGGGTGATGAGTTTGACCTTGGTGATGGGGTCTTCCGAACCGCAGATGAGGCTATTGATGTTCTTAGAAAGCACAACGTTATCTCTGGTGCTTTTACTCAGTATGTAGATGTTGGTGAGTTTGAGAAGGGTCTTGCCGAAGTCATGTACTACGGCGGTATTAAAAGAAATACAGACAAGATTAAGAAGTATGCATCTGTAGCAGAAGACGCCTTGATTTTTGCATCCCCAGTTTTGATGACTGGTGGGTTGTGGCCCATTGGCTTGCCAAAGGGGCTTGGTGCTGCGGTTTCTCGCAACGTAGAAAACCACGCCAGAATCGGAAGCTTCATTGCAAACGTCAAACGAACCAAGAATTTTGATGTTGCGTCTGAGCATGTAAACAGATTTTTGTTTAACTATGGTGACCTTACCGGTGCCCAGAAAGTATGGTGCAGGCTGTTCGTTCCATTCTTTACCTGGACCCAAAAGAACATGGCTCTACAGTTGAGGATGATGCAGGAGAAACCTGTGTTTTACTCTCAATTTAATAGAGTTCTGTTGACGCATGGTCCAGAGGTTGTTGAAGCCTACAATGCTGAACAGGCTGGTATCCCGTACATTCCTGCTCACCAATCTAAACCAATCAATATTCGTACAAGAGAATCGCACACAAGAAACCTTGTACGGTTTCCTCTTCCTGGTCATAAGGGCGCATACATTGAAGGCTTTGGCCTTCCTCTTGAGCCGTTTGCTGAGACTTCAGGGCTCATCACAAGCTCATTCCAGCCATCTAAATGGCTTGGTAGGTATGATAAACGGAAGCCAAATCTAAGGCTTCTTGGTCAGATGCATTTCGTGTTGAAGATGATTGGTGAAGCGTCATTCCAGTACAACACTTTCTATGACAGGCCCATCAGTGAAATGACCAATGGGCGTCTGGTTGCACAGACAATTTCTGGGCTTAGGAAGGCACCCCTTGTCGGTGATTCAATGGCTGACACAATGTCAGATGTATTTGGCATCCACCATTATCAGCCGTGGAATAGCCGACTGGGTCAGTGGACTGATGACATTCAAGTTGGCTACATTCCAAACTATTTGTTTGCCCAACTTCCGTACTCACGGATTTTGCGAGATGCTTCGGCAGCTACAATGGCCTACAATTTCTCTTTGCTAAATACGTCACCACAAGACCTTGGTTTTGATGTAAAAAGAGAAAGTCCTATTAACGATGCCTGGAGGATCACTGACGCAATGACTGGTTTGCGAATCATTAGTGATGACCCGGAGTTCCGTAAAAAGATTTACCAATATCGTATAGATGATGCTCACTCAGAATACTTGAAACGTCATGGTGTTATCAGACAATATCAAGTAGACTACCCACGGAGAAAGCCCTAATGTCAATTCACTCCTGGTCCATGGCAGGGTATTCGTACAAAAACAATGCCAGCGTAACCAATGCGTTGTCAGTTCACGAAGTTACTGCTGATACAACAAATTCTCCAGAGTCTTTTCGGTTTCCTGCCCGTGGAAACATTCAATCTATTGAAGTGTACTTCACTTCTTTGTCTGATACTGGACTGGAGTGTTCAATCTTTTTGGCAAGAGATTCTGACGGTGATGTCGGCATTTCTCCTGGTACTCCTACCGGAGCAACACAGGTAGTTCAGCAGGGCGTTAGCGGCGGAGCAACGGTTGGGTTCTGTGTCTTTGAAATTAATACAGACTACCACTTTGATTCTGGCGTAACCAATGCCAAGGATGGTTCTATTTACGCCTGCCTTCGGTTGAATGGCGGCACTGGTACTGCTGATATTCGTGTCAACTGGAGAGCTTGATGTCTCGCGTATATGACAACAACATCAAAGTAGATGCATCAGGGAACGCCACAATTACTGGCGACCTGACTGTAAATGGAACAACTACTACAATCTCGACCACAAATAGTGTTGTATCAGACAAGCTAATTGAGTTGGGCAATGGGACTAGCGGCACCCCATCGGGCGATGCGGGTGTTGTTGTTGAGCGTGGCTCAAGCACTAATGCAGCTATTGTATGGGACGAGAGTGAAGACCGGTGGGTAGCGGCAACCACGTCTGCTACTGGTGCAAGCACAGGTGACCTGACAATCACGCCAACAGATTTTAACGTTAGCGATCTTGTTTTTACTCCTGATGGCACCAGCACATCTGCAATCACAACTGCCGGATCCCTAAAGATTCGCGCTACTAACAACATACACATCGGTGATGACGGTGTGGACTCTATTCGCCTTGGTAGAATCAACAGCACAGCGGCCAAGATTCATATTCGTTCAGGCACGGACGCTGACCTTGTTGTTGCTAACTCTAAGGTTGGTATTGGCGTTGATGATCCTGACACTGCACTGGAGGTTTTTAATACAAGCACCCAGCAGAAGTGGTCTTACGATGCAGACAGCTTTGCCACTCTGACGGTCGCTGATGCCAGTCACACTACGATTGCAAATGGTGAAACTGGCGACCTAATTCTTGACGCTGGCGATGATATTCACCTTGATGCTGGTGGGAATACTTGGAAGCTTTTGGTAGCGGGCAGTCTCAAGTCTTACTTTGAGCATGACAATAGCGGTGACATCACCCTGCACAACGAAACGCAGGACAAGGATCTTAAGTTCAGCGGAAACGACGGCGGCTCTGGTGTCGTCGCACTTCGTTTGGACATGGCTGATGCTGGCTCAGCCACGTTTAACTCTTCAGTCTCCATGAAGGAGAAGGCGAGCGCTGACGCAGATGTGGCGGCTTATGGGCAGTTGTGGGTCAAGACCGGAACACCAAACGAGCTTTACTTTACCACTGATGCAGGCGATGACATCCAGATCACGTCTGGTACGGCCATGGCTTTCGTTGGAGACATCACAGGCGTAACTGCCGGAGATGGTCTTTCGGGTGGCGGAAACAGTGGTGCCGTTAGTCTTGCTCTTGATTTGAATGAGTTGTCAGCGACTACTGTAGCTGTTGCAAGCGATAGCATCGCAATCATTGATGCTGATGATAATGGCTCTAAGAAGGAATCAATTGCTGATTTGGTAACAGCGATTGCAGGAACGGCTGCCTCAACAGGATTGAGTGCCAGCAGTGGTGTTCTCAGTGTTTCTGACCTTCACCCTGTTGGTGTAGACGGCGCTGCCAATCAGCTACTAACAGACGATGGCGACGGCACAGTCACCTCTGAAGCCGGCCTCACTTTTGACTCTGGGCTCCTTACAGTCAGTGGGAACACTGATGGTGCCCATACCGCCCTTGTTCTAAAGAACGAAGACGACACGGCTGATTCAAACGGCTCAGTCATTCTGCGGTTTGATCTGGAAGACACAAGCGGGAACGCAGTGGATTCAGGCTCTATCCGGGTCAAGAAACTCAACTCGTTTACCAACACATCCAGCACACAAGACTCCAAGATGGATTTCTATGTGTCTGAAGATGGCACCATTACCAGGCAGGGGGCGTTTGTCGGTGGTAGTGAGTTTTCGTTTGGTAACAGAAACTCCACGATCAATATCGACGCTTCTTCGGGTACAAACACTGCCGGTAAGACTCTGACGATTCGGGGTGGCGCAGGTACAGGCAGCGGCGCAGGCGGCTCGATTGTATTTAAGACTGCCGATGGCGGCGGAAGTGGTAGTGGCGTCAACAGTCATGCAACTGCACTGACTCTTGCCGATGACTTGTCTGCGACGTTTGCTGGCGATGTAACTGTGTCGGGTGGTGACATTGCGTATGGAAACGGACAAGACGCAACGCTCACTGTTGATGCGGTTTCAGGGACGGATACTGCTGGTAAAGACCTGACGATAAAGGCAGGTGTTGGAACTGGAGCGGGTGACCCCGGTGACATTCACTTCCAAGTCGCTGTTCCTGGCGGTAGCGGTTCTTCAGCGCAGAGTACCGTACCTACGATGTCGATGAGCCCCGAAGGTGTGAGCACTTTCTGGGGCGGTACTGCTGCACTGGGCAACGACACTGGCGTAGGTGACATTGTTACGTTTGGGACAGAGGATTCGTCAGACACCCTTGCTGCGGGCCGACTGATGTACCTCCACACAGATGGCAAGTGGAAGTATTGCGATGCAGATGCCGTTGCTACGGGTGGAACTCAACTACTCGGTATCGCTCTGGGCACTGCGGTTACTGACGGTCTTTTGATTCGTGGCTTCTTCAAGCTCAACAGCTACACTGAAGGAACGTGGAACGAAGGGCTTCCTTGCTACGTGTCAGAAGCAACCGGCGAGATTGATTTTACGGCCCCATCTGCAAGCGGCGACTTCGTGAGGGTAGTCGGGTATGGGACTGACACAAGCGGCGTCATCTTCTTCAACCCATCAGCCACAAACATTGTGATTGCTTAATGCCAGATATTTCCACCATCAAAGGCGTAGCCGCTGGCAGTATCAACACCGTCAACGGCGTTGCTAAGGCGAGTTGTTCCACCATCTCTGGTGTGACCATGCCTGCTTCTGGCGCGTCTTTGTGGTGCATTTCGTCAGTTGACGGCGGTATTGCTACAGCAGCCCATTCTGACTTGAATGATTGGACGGCCTACGTCAGCGCCAGTACGGATAGTAACTCCGATTATGAGTACATCGCTTATGGAAAGGATGGTTCTGGATCGGGACTGTGGGTTGTTGTAGGACAAGATGAAGATCGAGAAATCCGATACTCTTCCGACCCAACCAACACCTCTGGTTGGAGCGACATCAACACCTCCACTACTAACAGGATGTACGGTGTTGCTTGGGGCAACAATGTTTGGATTGCAGTGGGCGAAGACGGCGAACTATGGCGCTCCACAGCCGGAACAACTGGGTGGTCATTGATTGACCTATCCGGCGTTACTGGGTGGTCGAGCAGTACAACTATCCAGGACGTAAGGAGCGACGGCGCGGGTAACTGGATGTTCCTTCAGGGAACGACTGTTTTTACGTCTACAGACGACGGCGCATCTTGGGCTAAGCTTGAAGACCTTGGAGATGCCAACCACCTTAACGACTCAAACTACACTGCTTATTCCGTAGTTTACACATCCAATCGGTGGTCTGTTCTACTGGCAAAGTCAGGGAACGCCAGGGTATACCACGCAGCCTCAAGCGACACAGGAACCTGGACTGCGGCAACCGTAGGTGGGTCGGCTATCACAGGCAACAACCTCGCTGCCGGTGCCGCACGTCACATGGCTGCGGGAGATGGAACGGTCCTGATTGTAAACTTCAACGATAAGCATGTTGCAAGAAGCACAAACGGCGGACAAGACTTCACCAAGAGCACCAACGTCCTCAACAGATTGGATGCAAGGAACGTAGCTACTGATGGAAATGGTAACTGGGTAGTTGTGTACGCTGCGGGGCGCGTATCCATTAGCACTGATGACGGTGAGAACTTCTCAGAGCAAACCGGTGTTCAAGACGGCGGCTCCAATACCAACCTTCGATTCCCCACTGGCGGCAGCAATGTTGAAACCCTCACTGGCGTCGCCGCCGACGTTTATCTACCCGTATAGGATCTGACCTATGGCACTCATCTTTCTCGATAGGCAGCACACAGGCAAGCCTGGTCGCAAAGCGAGCGACCGGGGTGCTGAAGCTGACCTTGACGGAGATGGGAAAGTAGAAGTCCATGAGCGAGAAGCCATGCTTACACCAAAGTATTTGCTTCACGCTGAAGAACGCTTGATTGAACTGGGCCATGATGTGATCACCCTTAGCGATGGCTGGTATAGCGAACGCCATGACAGGGTGAATAGATATTCTGAGCGCGTTTCCGGCTCAAAAATCTACATTGCGGCTCATCTTAATGCTGGTGGCGGAAACTATGGTGCATTGTTTTACGACAGTCGTTCATCGTCTGGAGCAAAACTTGGCCAAGAAATAGCCCTTAAGATGAAGCATACTTGTCCTGAGCTTGAAGGCGGTATCAAAGTCATCCCGGCCAAACCCGGTGACTGGACGGTACATGCGCTCAACACAATCAGAGGCGTGGGATCTCCTGTGGCTCTTTGTTTTGAACCTTGTTTTATTGATAATGATACTCATAGGCCCATGCTGACTGATGAAGGCTTGTCCAGAATTGGCGTTGCCTTGGCAGATGGTATTGACGCATGGCTTAATAGTTAAAGGAGTTGAGCAGTGGCAACCTCACTTAAAGTTTCTGGTTTTAGCAGCGGCGCATTGGCGTACAAGATTGTTTATCTAAACAACGACACGCCCGTTGCTACCATTCAAGAGAACGTGACCGGTACGTCTGGTCATCTTTACTCTGTAAATATTCACAACAGTGCGGGCTCTGCTGTTCACGTCAAGCTTAGTGATGGCGCTGCTCCTGAGCTTGGTACGACGGCACCCCAATGGATTTTTAAGTGCCATGCCCAGGAACGACTTAAGATTGATATTCCTAGTGGGGTTCCGTTTTCAACAGCTTTGAATTTGTGGACAACACTGTTGCCTGATTCTGATGACACAACTGTACCGGCAGGTACGGTTACCGTTACACTTGTTTGCTCATAGGGGTTTATTATGGCTACAACCACTACAACTATTGCCGATCCCCTTGGGACAAAGCTGATTATTGATTCTTCTGCAAATGCAGAGGCCGAAGATGATGTGACCACTACCCAGACTGGGACCATTTATGCGTGTGAGATTGACAACACTAAGAATGGCGTTGCTGTTTATGTGAAGCTTACTGAGGTTCAGAATGCTACCTCTGGCACAAACGGTGCAGCGTGGCAGTTCATGGCTCCAGCTTCTACCAAGATCACCTACATGATTCCAGAGGGTGTCAGCTACAACACATACCTTTCTTTCTGGTGTGTCGTCAGTCCATTCACGACCAGTTCTGAAAGTGCAGATTCAGCAACAAGTCCTGGCAGCGATGTTGAAGTAAAGCTTTTGGTTACATGAGGTCATTATGAAGGCTGTATTTGAAAAACTATTTGATTCACAGAAGCGCATCTCTTGGCGGCGTCTTGCTGTTCTTGCACTTGGAACAGTGTTGCTTGGGTTTGGTCTTCTGGATTCCACACAGTGGCTTTACCTTGGCCTTGCTTACATTGCTGGTGATTCAGCAGAGAAGGCAATGGCTGCTCTTGGTAAGAAGTAGGTAGTATGGAGTCGATAATCGCAGCGGTTATCGGCGCTGTCATATCTTTCATTGCGGTGATCTTTTACTCACCAATTGGTATTCGTCGTAAGAAGGGTGAGTCACAAGCACCGGACAATAAGGCTGCCGCCATTGCTCGCGGCACCATTCAACAGTCTTTTGAAGATGATGTTGATGGTATTAACAAAGCCGTGTCTGGTGATTCTGCCGCATCAGACTTGGCTGATATAGGCAATGCACGCAGGAGGCGGTAATGTTGTTCCTTATGCTGGGGACTGCACTAGCCGCAGATCCAATCGCCCGCCCTGCACAACCGGAAACGGTTGAGGGTGAGTGTGCAAAGGTCTTTCCAATCAGCCGGGGACAACCATTTCCTATCCAGATTGTCGGGACGCCGGCCAATACTGCATCCTGTGGGGCGGTGGTTGTCCCCCTTTCTGATTATTCTGATCTTTTGAAAACAGAAAAATGGGGTGAGGCCCTTTACCAACAATACAAGATTGACGTTGCGGAGTTGGAATCCGAACGTGACTGGTACAAAGGTAAACTTGAAGAAGAGATGGAGCCTCCACCATTCCTTGAACGCCCCGCAACACAGCGGTGGTTTGGTAGAATTGAAACACTTGTCACAGTTGGTGTGGTTGCTGCCGGTCTTGGCGCTGCTTATCAATATGGTGCCGGGGGGTCTAAATGAAAGAAGTTAAAGACTTTTTTGATTCAAAAATGATTATCTTTTTGGTCACTACCGTGTTCCTTGCGGGCGGTGGTTGGATGTCACTGGGTTCTTTGGGTGACCGGGTGACCAAGCTTGAAGACAAGCAAGACATTGTTGGTGAGGACATCCGAACCATGATGAAGAACCAGGCTAAAATGTGTCACGCTCTTGAAGTGGATTGTCAGTAGTTCTTATGGATGAACAAACCGTAGCCGATACCACCAGCAGTCTCGTAACAGCGCTGCTGGAGTATGGAGCTATGGGTATCTTTGCTCTTTATCTAATTGTCACGAACTGGTTTGGTCAGAAAAGACTGGACCGTGTCATGTCTAAGAGTGAAACCGTTGCGACAGAACTTACAGAACGTCTTGCTGCCAATAGCGCTAAACTCGATTCATTATTGGAGGCAAAGAAGCAGGATCAATTGAAGAAAGATATTGCTAAGATGATCGAATCCAAAGAGTCTTAATTATGCACTCAGTAAAACGACATCTCAGCAATTCACCTAGTGGCACTGGCATAAAGATCACCCCAACAGACAGTGCGAATGTTGGCCAGAGAATCCATACTCATGGGTTGTCGTATGAAGACTCTATCTTTGATGAAGTCTACCTATACGCATACAACAGCCACTCGTCTTCAGTCACGGTAACGCTTCAATGGGGTGGAGTTGTCAGCCCAGACAACCTCATTAGCATCCCGCTTGCCTCGAATAGCTTTCTTAATATTGTGTGCGGTCTTCCAATCTCTGGAAAGAAACTCATCTCTGCGACCGCGAGTGTTGCAGATAAGATCGTTATCTATGGTCATGTTGAGTGCCATTTGCACCACGAAAAAACCCCCGCCGGGGCTGATTCCGACAGGGGTCAAACAGGAAACAACTACTAAGACGCTTTGCTTAGTGCTGGTAGATTTCTCTTAACGGACGGATGGTCCGGTGCAAGCAACGTTCGTTCGATGCTGGTGTACTGCCCCGAGCATCGCTTACAAACGTAGTGCCGGCCACGCTTGAGCCACCCACGGGGCAGTACAAAAGAGCCATCTTTCTGTGATGATTGAATAGGGTATCTACGACGGCATGCGTCACAACCAAGATGCGTATTAAGTTCCATTCTCTTCTCTGAAAAGGCCCCCTACCCGGTGGGAACTGCGGCTCATGCATTGCAGTGGGGGTAGGGGGTGGGGGAACCCCTGGGGGGGAACCGTAAATAACTTAGGATGAGTACCATCCTATAAAAGATAACACGACTACTTAGCCTTGCTGCCCTTCAAACCGTAGTTATCCTTTGCCCAACCAACACCCTGTAGTGAGAAGCTAGACATAGATACTTTCTTTGTCATTGCTTTGCTGCACTTGGTACATGTTGGCGCAGCATCACTGTGCTTTTGCAGTCGTTCTACCTGCTGGTCGCAAGGTACGCATTGGTATTCATATAGAGGCATACTTAAGAATACCCCACCCAAGCCGTGACACCCAGGTGGGGCCAAATCTGCGGGCTATGTGCAAAGCATAGCCGCCATTAAGCCAATCCCAACGGCGACCTGCTCCACACCCAAGTAGATGTTCTAAAGAACATTAGGTTTAATTGGCCACTATGGCCAAGCAGTCAGTAACATAAAGCTGGGGCGGGTGGACTCGAACCACCAACCTTCCGGGTAACAACCGGATGCGCTGCCAGTTGCGCTACACCCCATTATCCAATGACACCTGCGGCAAGGTAGACAAGCCATACAAAGCTATGCAAGCTGCGTCTGCAAGCCCGTCATGGGGCTTTGTACGCTTTCCCGGTGAAAGGTCTAGGTCAGGTACTCTTTTGGAAGCAACGTACACTGAGCGCCCCTTACCATCGCCGGAAACGTCCTTGAGCACAGACTTGGCCCATGTCTTTGGGGATACCTCAATGAATGGTATGCCCACAGCAGACAGGATTCCCTTCCACAAACCATAGCCAAGACCAGTGCTGAACGTAGAAGATACGCCCTGACCTGGTCGGGCCCATTGCTTTTCAAGAACAGCAAGCAAGATGTTGTTGTCATTGCCAAGAGAACGGAAGGCGTCAACCATTCTTGATTCGTTGTAGTCTCGCTTGCTTCCCTTACCAAGACGAAGCGTGAACTCTTTTGATGTCAAGTATGATGAGACTGCACTACCGTGATGATTGAGCACAACCAGTGCCCCATCTTTTCCTGGGTCAATGCCAATAACAACGTGGTTCATAGGTATTCCGGTGGTCTAAACGCAAGCATATCAAAAGGATCTTTATGTTCTTTGTGCTGCAAATGGGTTGAGTCCAGTAGCAGCCACCACCAAGAGTCGTCTGTTATTCCAAGCCAGTCGTTTACGTGTGACCTTGTTGGTGCTTCAAGAAACTTCTTGCATGGTGACAATGATGGGTTTCCATTTGGAGCACCGAACCCACTAATCCAACCATAGAATGTGCTGGTCTTTACTGAGACACCGTACCCTTCAGCAAGGGCTTTGATTGCACCAGCAACACCACCACATTCATTGGTCTTGTTTGCTAACAGGGCTGCCGCAATGGTTAGGGGCCGCTTTCTGGCGGACCCCTTTCCATTTGTTCGTTTACTTGAATGCTTCTTTTGGGATGCCAAAATCAGATCCTTCGATTGAACTCCTGTACCAAAGCATCCCCTCAGCACTGAGAAACAGAACACTCATGACGTTGCCATAATTATCTACGGATACCATTGGTATACCGTCGTCTTCCAGCAAGGACAGTGCAAGTGAAACAGCGCCAGGGGTGTGTGGTACGAATCTTACGGGGGTTACAGTATCGCTATACTTAGAACCCATATTCATCATTATACCCTGAATATGCGCCTCCTTCTGGCTTAGCATCTCCTGTAGCGTTTGATGGTGGGTACTGCTGTGGTGCTGATCCGCCTGAATGTCCAGCGCCGTTATTAGTTGGTGCAGCTTGAGCGCCATCTTGTTTTCCATCAAGTGTCGCAACAGAGAAAGCACTAATGCTTGTAAAGAAAACTTTCTGACCATTCTTTTCATAGCTTGAGTGTTTTACTGAGCCCTGGACAATCACCATATCACCTTCACGAAGCTGGCTTGCAGCCTCCTTGTTCTTGCCAAAGACTTCTACTGTATGTGTAGTGTTGAAACGCCGTCCGTCGTAGTGTGTTCGCCACGTAACCATCCTAAAGCTAATGGCTGCGCCACGCTCTTGAGGGTCAGTCTTCAACACACCAATAAGATTTACCTGATTAAGCATCGTCATTCTCCATAATGTAGATTTTAATTTTGTTCGTTTTTTGTAGCCACCTGCTCTCTTCTGCTCGTTCTTCTCCCCCTGGGAAACATGTTTTCCAATACCTGCAATAGTCACATGGGAAGGACAGCCTTCCCTTCTTATCTGGCCCATAAGGGCGCTCAATATCTTCCGGTGATTTAGATAGAATCACTCGACGGAACTTGTCTTTGATTGCTTGAACCGCAGCTTCATCGTACTTTATCCACTGCCCAACGATTGGAAACGCTGGCCACCAGTTGCCGTCATCGTCAATGACTGCTTCCTTTGCCGTCGTAGCTTTTCCATAGGCAATCAAGTACGTATAGCCATAGCCCTTTGATGCCATGTATGACTGCACCTGCTTATAGTACGAATCACTAGGGTCAAGGCCGCTTTTGCGGAACTTCTTAAACGCATAGTCCGACATGGACTTTACTTCTAAGATGGCTGAACCCCACTCTGGTGGCTCGTTACTTTCAGAGTGTGTCTTCTTAATGGGAATCGCCATTGAACCATCAGGATGACCAGGGACATTGGCTACACGACCATCCTCAATAGGAACCTGTAGTGAAACCTCTTCCTGTTCAGCACCAATGAACATCAAGGCTGGCCTGTGTGCCCTGCTTTCATTTTCAAATGCTTCCGCAATAGCAGAAACAATGAACGCTTCAGTCACGTCACCAATAGTAAAAGCAATCTTCGATGATGCATCTATTGGGTATCCATTCTCAACATAGTGGTGGTATGTATATGCAAGCGCACGCTCACATCCCCCGCTGCTGGAGAGTCTTAATGAACCTGTAGATGTTCGCTGCTCAGATAGCTGACGTAGAATGGACTCTCCCATTGCTGTAGCTGAATGTTTACTGCTCTTTAGTTTTGATGTTTTGGTAAGCCTTTCGCGTACCATCTTGGCTATGTCTGGAAGCCACGCTTCTGTGCCATCGTTAAACGATGTCATTGTCCAATGCATTTCTTTCATCCTCGTCTAGAGATTTTATGTGCTCAACAAGCACTTCAAGGTTTAAGTCTTTGTCCGACTGCCCCATTACAAGTCGTCCAATTACGGTGACCAATTCACCAGTTTTACACTTATCAATTAAGATTTTTCCAGGTGTGCCAAGGGCGATAAGCGGAACCCTTAGATCATATTTGTGATACTTCTCGCTTGGGTTGTAGAGTCTTGCCCTAACCCTCATGCCAGATGATTTAGTTCTACCGTTGTAGGCTGCGTTTTCTATGTACCCAATGCACACAACAGTAGATGGAAACCTGTGCCGAAAAGACATGACTATTCCTCATTAGATGGTTCATCCCCACCAATAAACAGTTCATACTTCGCAAGCATTTCTCCAAGCTTTCCAGCTTCATGCCATGAGAGAAGTCTTTGAGACAGAATCTTAAGACGTTCATCATCCAACTTTGTGGGGTCAATATCTTTAAGACCTCGCTTAAAGAATCGAGAGTCCTTGCTGATGGCTGTTGCAGTCTCAAGAACAAACGGAATGAACTCACGCTTTACTTTGTTCTCTCTTAGAACAAAACGAATACGTTCAAGCCTCCGCTCTCTTGGGTCGTGCTTCTGAAACAAGTCTGCTTGTAGCTGCTGTATTGACGGAGCAACACCATACTTGGTCTTCTCTCCACGCTTTGTGCATACAACAAGGTACTCTGGTGGGCAGTCTGGACGTGCTTCTGAAAGCTGAACCTTTGTTTCACCAAGCTCATATAGATGCCGACCCACGCCCCACTTCACAGCGGCACGTTTAAACGCATCTGACAAGCCACCCTTGTCACCCTCGAACGCAGTATCACCAGCCCCATCAGACTTAGAAACCCATGTTCCACCAACACAAATAGATAGTGTACAAATGTTCTTACCTTTGGATGTTTCAATGTATGCGTCTTGCCAGTTGTGTGACCCAACTGCCGAGTCCAATCTATCCATGACTGCTCTTGCATCTACATAGCAAAGCACTCTGGCCCAGTTTCCAAACGATCTATCAATCCTCCAGTAAACATCCTTGTCATTAAATGGACGCCGTAGTTCATCACAAGCTTGTTCCCAAGTCATTTGTTTCTCCTGCTTTTAGGTTCGCAACCAGTGTTTTTATGTCACCGCAGAATGCGGCAAGCGATACTTGTTGTGGCTCAATGAGCCTACGTATCAGTTTAAAGGTGGGGTTTCGTCCCCTTGAAATAATGTCTCTTGTGTGTCGTGGGTTTACACCTCCCTGCTCATGCAGTTTTTTGATTGTTATTCCTTTTGCTTTTGCCACCAAGTGCAGCCTGAATCTGAACTGAAGTGACGAAAGGTCTGATGTTTTTCTCTTCCCCATGGTTCCTCACAGAACTGCGCCACCCCAATCGGGCTCGTTAAAGCCATCATCACAAGAGTCATAGACCCTTTGAAGAGTAAGCCTTGCCCACAATCGAATGTCTTTCTTTGAGTGGTCCCTGCTCTTGAGTGACATCAACTCAAATGGCTGGAACATGTCGGCAAGTTCCGTGTTCTCATAGTCTTGGTTGTTTGACTTCTTTGGTTTTTTGTATTGGAACTGTCGATACAAACCGAATGCAAGCGCCGCATCATGAAGAGGCTTGTCTGAATCTCTGAAGTGATGGGACTGTGGCACACCACGACGACCATTAATCACAGACTCCTCTGTTCCACGATTAAGCTGGAGCAATGCAATCACAGCCACGTTCTCTTGCTTTGCTATACGCCGAAGCACTTCGCTAATCTCGTCCACCTCCCATGATCTATTCCTGTTCTTTGGAAGGTTTGATGGCGGCCTGATTAACTGAAGATAGTCTACCCAAATCACCTTGCAGTCATGCTTTCTAACAAGCCTACGTATTGAACTTTCAACTGCGTCTGCTGTAGATGATGCATCGTCTACAAAGATAGGCTCACCCATCAACGAGTCTGCCGCCTCCATCAGCCTGTCAGTTTTGTCACCATCCTTTTCATGGATGCTACTTACCTGAACCCCAGCAACAATGGACGCCATACGGTCTACAAGCTTCCACCTTGGCATTTCTATGGACAAGATACCTTGGGCTATGCCCGACTGAGCAGCACGCAACACAGCGGAAACCAGGAACATTGTCTTACCAATCTCTGGCCGACCACCGATGATCGTCATGTAGCCCCGTGGCCAACCTACATAATGATCATCAAAGGTTTTAAATCCTGTAGGAACATACTCAACATCATCACCATCAAGAATGCTACGCCAGGCAGACTTACGTTCACTTGCTGCTTCTTGTAGAGAAAGAATCCCTTGGATTGAATCAATCTCTCCGCACACACCAAGCACGCTTGACTCTGCGCTGCGGATAATATTCTCTGGTTCTTCCTCACTGTCTTCAAGGTTTGCAAGTATCTGCTTAGCAGCAAGCTTTAGTTCCCTAAGCCTATGACACGAAGCAATACGGCTGGCGTATTGGCGAAGCATCTGGTCACTAATGATCGTTTCATCACCAAGCCTGCTTACATAGTCAATACCACCAAACTTCTTACAGCCCTGTACTCCAGAGGTTTCAATAAGAGAAACTAAATCTGCTGGTTTATTCTTAGCTATTCTAGAGAGTACCCAAGAGTACAATTTCTGGTGTTCTAAATTAGAGAAATGTTGTTCTCTTAAGAGATCATCTACTAGTACTAGTGATTCTCCACTAGAGACTAGTATTGTTCCTAGTACTAGCCGTTCTGTTTGAACGGGTCGTAGGTGAGCAAACTTATCTTGTGTCACTTCCTTGCCTCCAATGGCAGCTTTTAACTCACGGCACTTGACCGCAGAGGACCACTAAGTTAACCCGTGGTTAGGGAGGTGTCAAGTGGACACAGTCAAACAGCCTGAAAAGGCAGGTAGAACCGTGGGTTTTGGAGAGATGCTTCGAGTCCTGCGGAAGCGTGAACAGTTAACCCAGGAAAAGCTGGCCGCACGTTTAGGAGTAACGAACGCGAGTGTGTCACTATATGAAAGTGGTAGGCGTCTGCCTGGTAGAAGCACAATAGCTAAGCTACCAAAGGCATTGAACCTTACGTCTAATGAATTCATCTTGATGCTTGATGTTGCAGAACAAGCAGGATGAAGAAGATAAAAAAGACGCCACGCGAAGTAGAACCAAGCAAGGCTTACTATGAAGGGCGCATGGACATGCGTGTCCTTGGTTCAACACTCGGGTGGTACAAGACAAGAGAGAACAAACGAACCAAGAAGTATCCAATACTAAATGCTGGGCTTATTCAAATAGGAATAACGACCCATGTTCTTGGCTTATGCCAGGGCAGGCGCGAGATATTTATTGGTAGAGATGGAACACTGTGGCGTTATGCACACAAACTTTTGCCGTCAGAAGTAGCGCCCGTATCAGACTTGGATGAAGCAGACCTGCGTGGGTGGGCTGATGCCTGCGCCCGTGCAGTCATAGATAGAATAACGCCAAGCAATGAAGCCACAGTCACCGAGCAATCAAACTATCGCTACCGTAAGATTGTCAGGGCCCTTGTTGAACAAAGAATCATGGACGCTGCGGCGATAGGATACGAAAGGAACGCCACTATATATGCCCGTGGTGTCTCTTCTTCTTGGACAGATAAGGACATACTTGTACCAAGGCACGCTAGCATACGGCACGCAACGCTCGTATCACTGGTGCTTGCTTTAGATGCAGACAAAGCTGCTCAGCTTATTGAACTTGCGGCTTTGATTGAGATGCGTGTGCCCTTTGTATCAAGAGAAGCAGCATTAAATATCTATCAGCAGTCTGCTTCTTTGCTTTCAAGACTATGTCCACAGTGGTGGAACCAAGGCTATGTATGTAACTGGCAGATGGTTGGAGATATAGAGCGCCTGTTTAGAGCACAGTACATACGTATGATTGAGAGTGCGTGGGATAGTGACACGCAGTTCGAGACAGCCGGCGGTGTCACCCTGCGGAACCTGGTGAAATCACCCCTTGAAAAAGAAACTACTCAGCAAAGCTGAGTACCTGGGGGCCAGGTTTGACAGCGGGTTGACGCCAGGTTAAGCCCCACAGACCGGCAGAGAACCGGCCGAAACAAGGAGGTGAGCATGCAGCTTACGAGTGAAACACAGAAATACCTTAACCTTTTGTCTGATGTTGAAGAGGTTATTAAAAAGGCAAACCCTGAAGGCATTATTGGGGTTACTATCGGAACTATTCAGCGATGTGAAGCCCACGTTCATGTCAATAAAGAAGAGTTTGATGAGTCATTTAAAAAAGACAATGACTGTGAGATTGTTCTTGATGAGTCATCGTTTAGATGTGACATCGAGTGCTATCCTTTACCAACGGTAAGGGTCTTTTGTATTGATATGGAAGGCAGCAAGTTGGCTTACAAAAAAATAGTCGAACACTATTGGAAAACACTCGACGAGGAGTAAGCTATGGGTTGGAACGAAGAAGCAAAGCAAAAGCTAACCATGGCAAGAGCCCTCTTGAGTGACGTTAGGTACTCCATTGTTGTCCATGAGTTCCGCTGTTCAGAGTGTGACTCAAAAAGGTACGACAGCTTTGACATGCATCACATGAGGGAGGCTTGCCAGGCAGGCATTTCACGGATTGATAAAGCAATAAACTTTATAGACAAAGGAGGGGACAATGAGCCCACAACCACCAGAACCAATCGGACAAATAAGAGTAGGCGGAGAAAATAGAACCCTCTACCTTGGAAACTACACTCAGAACCAACGAATAGCGTTGTTCATTGTCTCTGAAAATGGAGAGCAGTACGCCACCATATCAAGGAACTTGCCTAATCTTGAGCTTGAAGGCGATGAGTTCTTTGTTGGATGGTATGACCTAAACCCTCAAATCATGAAGGACTTGGTTGACTCTCCATACTTTGAAGACACAGGAAAGTTTGCTCTTGGTGAAAACGTAAAGATGCCTGTGTGGAGATTGCGTCCATTGATTGGGGTTATCGGGGGTGAAGAGTGAGGATTATTTTTGAACACAAGCGTGGCCCCTGGGAAATCGAAACAGTTGATAGCAACGATAGGTTTGAACATCACATAGGCAAAAGAGTGGATGATGTTGAGCCGTGGGTAGCGCCTATCTTCTGGACCGAGAGTCACTTTTGGGATGATGAGCAGCGAGCGGCGCATGCTCGCTTGGCTTCATGTATTCCTGACATGTATGAGTTTCTTTGCCACATATTACTTATGGCTGAAGACAGTCCGTCACAGGCAAATCCTGTGGTAGCAAAATGGGCAATGAAGCTTTTCTATAAAGCAAGTTCAGAAAAACAATGGAGGAGCATGAACAAATGTAGAAAGCTGCGCTTTCAGCTTGGCTTTCCGGTAGACGACGACACTTTTCTTAAAGAGTAAACCAACCAGGCATCAAAGAATGCCAAGGAGAAACAACGTGAAGAACCTTCTTGAAAACGTAAACGAAACGATGGAAACAAGTACCAATAGTTTTCTTGTTGAGCTTGAGTTCAACGATGGTGTATTGGGTGGCAACCCAAAGCATCCCGATGTCTTTCGTATGCATATTGAATCACGGCTACGGCGTGAAGCAAAGGCAGCACAGAAGCGTGGGGATACACCGCCATCAGAAGAACGCATTCAAGAGATTGTTGCCCGTTCAATGGAAGAGATGTTTGGTGAGAACGTAGAAGAGACTATTGCTAATGAGCAGGAAAAGAACCATACGACATTCAAGTACAATGAGTTCGGCCCCTACATTGAGACACGACAAATCAAAGCGATGCTTCGTGAGATGATGAGCACGCTGGGAATCACAATGTCTAAGCGTGGGAGCAAGCAAACCTATCAGCACTTGCTTGCAGTCCAGGCTTGTGATGAAGAGGGTCAACCGTTTGAGGGTGAGCTACTGAATCAGCTTAACTTTGAACGTGATGACGAAATCGTTGAGGAGGTTGATGACTATGTAGTGATGTGTGCTCATGTCATTGGACCACAGGGACCACGCTCTTGTATCAAGCACCATGACCGCATCTGCAATGCAAGGATTCGCTTCTTGATTCGTGCCCCAGCCGATATGCCAAAGTCCAGAGCGACGGCTGTGCTTCGTGACAAGGAGATTATCAAGATGCTTGCTCATGCACAGAACGATGGGCTCGGTGCGTCACGGTCACAAGGCTATGGAAAGTTCACGATTGTGCGTCTTGAGCGGTTGACTAATATTCGTTGGGTTGTGGGGGAAGACAAGCCCGACACTACTGCAAAGAAAGAAAAGACTGAAGCAGCATAGTTAGCCTGCCCCCTGGGCTTTGCCTGGGGGGCTCATCCCATTGCAACGTACCTTTCCATACCCCCTCCAGCCTTTGCAACTTACCTTGCCTGGCCATCCCTCACCCATTGCAACCTACCAACACACGTCCCATCGCTCCACCTCTTTGCAACTCACCACACCGTTCCCAGCCCGTCCCTTCCCGCCCCACCATTGCAACGTTCCCAGTCTCTCCGTCCCTCGCCTTTGCAACGTGTCGAGTCGGCCCTGACCTTACCTGTCCACTGCAACTGTCCTTCTCTGTCCTCGCCAAGCCTTTGCAACTGTCCAACCCAAGCCCCATCGCTCCTTACCTTTGCAACGAGCCGCGCTTCCCCGTTTCCTTCCGCTCCATTGCAACTCTCCATGTCACTCTGTTTCTCCTCTCACCTATGAAACTCACCAGCACCCACCAGGCCACCACATCTCAGCCCATCATTTAAACTTTTGTAGTGCTCGTATAAAACAGTAGCGCTCGTATCGAGGTGCATATTGAGCACGACACATCGCATTGTGGTCCTTGCAAAGTATCCAGCAGGACATCATAGACACAAAGTAAATCCAAACTGGCATGCCTATGCTGACAATAAACTTGACCCATCAGACCCGGAGCTAAATGACAAAGTAACTATGCTGCGAACCATTGCCCTTATGTCTGGAGCAAAGGTCCGCATTGGTAGACTGGAAGCAAATCAAAGTATTTCTAAAGCAGCAGGAGATGAGTAGTGAGCATTACATTCTATTGCCCAGACTCTTTAGATGATGACGTTACTTGCAACTTTGCCAACGGGAATGCCTTAGATGTCTTGCGATTAATAGGCAAGTTCAATGAAGATGACCCGTACTATGGAGAGTGGGATGTCGATGACCTTCCATCGGTTCAACGCTCAATAATGAAAGCTCTCAATGTAGATAAGCAACGGGCTTATCTTGTTCGGCCACAGCAAACTGACCGACGAGTCATTTACCAAGGCAACACAGATAAACAAACAATAGGGAGGCTTGTCGCGCTTCAATACCTCGTAGCTTATGCTGCAAAACACAGATACAAAGTAGTTTATTCTTAAAAAATGGAGGCTCAAAGTGAGCACAAAGAGTAGAATCCAAAACTGTTATCCACCGAAGACCGACTTTCAGTTCAAAGCATTTGAATCAATAGTGAACATGCTGAGGTACACACATGGCTATCAATACAAAGACATTAAAGAGTTCTTTGCTGATGCAATAGGCGAGGCCATCATTGATTCAGATTGGGATGGTTACCTATATGAACTTGATAGTAGAGAGTATCAAGTAAAGTCAAAATATGACCGAGTCTTTGGATCTTGATTCATATATATTAGAGCGCGACGTGTTACGTACACACACAAGAGGCTGCTCGAAAACCCAGGTTCAACCGACACACTTGACAGCAGCTTGACGACCAGTTAAGTTGTTAGGGTCGGCAGAGAACCGGCTACACTCAACACAAATAATGAGGTGAATGAAATGGACCTTGTAAGCAACACCATGAGAAGCAACGATAAGTTTATCTTTATTTATAAAGATACCTACGGGATGGTTTATGAATGCGGCGCTAATACATACGAAGCCGCAAGAGACAAAGCACAAAAGCTTTTCCATGAGGATCTTGTTGCCGGGGAGTGGGATGGCGGCGATAAAAGCAATTGCATTTATCCAAAGCCTGGCACCGAAGCTGAACGGCAGTTCAACATGACAAGGATTGCTCTTTCATCAAGGAAAGATAGTCCTGAAGAGGGCAAGACCTATGCACTGATTGATGGTGCTGGTAAGCCGTCTATTGCAAACGGAAACACACTTGCTGAAAGTGAAGTCAAGCCCAGTGGGTACGATGAGTTCATGCAAGATGTCTGCAATGACGATGAACCTGACACTGACACGATGGCAAGGGATATGTCTCCTCAGCAACTCAATAAGATTGCAAAAGACTTTGAAGATAAAGTCAATGACACACTGGAGGCAATGACCGAAGCTATGAACCCGGCAACCCCTGAAGAAACATGGGAGCAATGGGAAAAGAAAACAGTTTCATCTGTGAATGACCCGACAACCCCTGTATTTACAGGTGATTGGTCAGATCGTCCGAGTGTTCATAGTGAAAAGCGTACTGTAAATGCAATGGAGGTCAGTGAGGTAGCAAAGGAACGCCAAGCAAGGCATGATGAGATGCTTGCTCAGCTTGGCATTGCCCGTGCTCCAGAGAATGTTTCAATCACAAAGGCTGGATATGAGCGGGGCAAGA